AACACCGGGAACAGGAACACCGGGAACTGCAACACCGGGAACAGGAACACCGGGGGCTGGAACACCGGGGACTGGAACACCGGGGACTGCAACACCGGGAACAGGAACACCTGGGACTGCAACACCGGGAACAGGAACACCGGGGGCTGGAACACCGGGGACTGGAACACCGGGGACTGCAACACCGGGGACTGGAACACCGGGGACTGGAACACCGGGAACAGGAACACCGGGAACTGCAACACCGGGGACTGGAACACCGGGAACTGCAACACCGGGAACAGGAACACCGGGGACTGCAACACCGGGGACTGGAACACCGGGGACTGGAACACCGGGGACTGGAACAAATCTTCTTTAAATACTGGTTGTTTTAATACAGAAGAACAGAAGATCATGCTGTTCAATAAACCGTCAGATATGACTTATAACGATTGGTTGAGATCAGATGCAAGATATTTACTGAATCAGATACCAAAAGATGTTGTTGAATTGGTATATGAAAAAGATATGACGGATGAAGAAAAGGCAGCAAATCCAACTTATGAAACAACAGGCGGTTATCTCAAAGTACTTGATGAATCTGAATGCGGTCAGTTGTGGTGGAATAGCTTATCAGACGACAAAAAGAAAATTATCGAGGAAATACCAAACTTTGATGTTGAAATCTTTGAACAGTGCACAGGCATTAAGGTAGTAAAGGAGTAGCCATGAACACAGGAGAAAAGATAGACTACATGATTCAGTGTTTGAAAGTCGCAAAAGCTGAGTATGAATATTCCGTGGACTATCTGGCGAATGAGGTGAAATGATGATCCAGATTATCAGAAAATTCAAGTACAGAGGTATTTGCGAAAAATGCGGGATTGAGATTTCCTGTGGAAAAAAGGATTTAATAAAAAAGCAGACGGGCGTTAATGAATTTGAAGATTTTGCGTTGTGCCCGATTTGCGGAGATGAAATTAGAGTCAAGTAAATTACAGAAAGGAGTACGGAGCTCCGGCCGGGCAAAGATATATCGGCTCCTTTCGAGAAGATGAAAAAAGAAGAATTTATAAGAACTGTACAGATATGCGGATACGGCACGAAAACAGGAGCAAAGAAGTATGTAGAGCTGAATCCGAAAGAGGAATACGGAACAGATGATTTGATTGCCTTGCATGAAGGTAATATGCACTGGCAAGGAATCAGCGGAGACAAAGGACTTGGATATGCTTACGGAGTGAATGGCAAGACCACAGCTTACAGCAACGGAATCGCCGGAAACTCTGGAAGCAGGCAAGATTGGGGGATGTGAGAGTGAAATTTATAGACTGGTTCGCCGGAATAGGTGGTTTCCGAAGAGGAATGGAACTTGCCGGACATGAATGCGTTGGTTTTTGCGAGTTTGATAAGTTCGCTACAGCAAGCTATATTTCCATGCATCTTCTGACGGACGAACAAAGAAAGAAACTGAATGAATTACCGCAGAAGAAAAGGCAGAAGGAGATTTTAAAAGATGAATACAGAAATGGAGAATGGTACGCAAATGACGTTAGAAGAGTGTGTGCCGATGATATCCCAAAAGCAGACTGTTGGTGCTTCGGATTCCCTTGCCAAGATATCTCAGTTGCCGGAAAGCAACTTGGATTTCAAGGAAACCGTTCAAGCTTGTTTTTCAGAGTTATGTACCTTATCGGACAGCTCAAAGAAGAAGATAAACCCACTTACCTTTTCATTGAGAACGTTAAGAATTTGCTTAGTGTTAATGGAGGATGGGATTTCGCCAGACTGCTCATTGAAATGGAACAGGGGGGGTATGATGCAGAATGGCAAGTGCTCAACTCCAAAGATTTCGGAGTACCACAAAACAGAGAAAGGTGCTTCATTATCGGACATCTTAGAGGGAGAAGTACCGCAAAAGTATTTCCTGTCGAAAGAGCAGACGGAGAAAATAGTATTCAAATAATTGGTCATAAAGACGGATACAGAAGAAATACACAGGTATTTGCGCCAGACGGATTAACAGAAACGCTTGATACTGGTCAAGGTGGTGGAAGGGGGCATCATGTAGCACTGCCGTGTTTTATTGATTTGAGTTATAAAAAAACAGAGTTGACCAATAAGGCAAGGTGTTTACAAGCCAGATACAATAAAGGAATTGCAAATCATAAAGCCGAAGTAAGTGGAGTTGCAATTCCAGTTCTTACGCCTGATCGAACAGAAAAAAGACAGAATGGACGGAGATTCAAAGAAGATGGTGAGCCGATGTTTACACTTACCGGACAGGATAGACATGGAGTAGGAATAGAGCCGCTCGGAGTGCTGCGGAATGTTCGTAGTGATTACGGAAAAGAAATCCGCAAAGATTATGAAGCTGGAAACATCAAAATCTCCAGACATGAATTCCTCGAAAGTGAAGTCAGAGATGATGGAGTAGTGAACACATTATCAACAGTGCAAAAAGATAACCAACTTGCGGTTAAGGTAGCCGAAGCAACAAAACAGGGTTATTCAGAGCGCAGAGCAGGTGTAGATAGCGTAAATTTATCTGTTCCGAGGAGCAAAACCAGAAGAGGAAGAGTAGGACATGACCTTGCGAATACGCTTGATATCAGTTGCAATCAAGGAATTTTTGTACAGGTATCCGAAGAACTGACTGTGTATGCTGTCTGGTATGAAAAATATCAGTGCTACATAGCAATCCGAAGACTGACACCAAAAGAATGTTTTCGGCTACAAGGCTGGACGGATGATTATTTTAAAAAAGCACAGTTTGTAAATTCTGACAGCCAGTTGTATAAGCAAGCTGGAAATGGAGTGACTGTAAGTGTAATTCAGGCAATTGCAGAAAAATTGAGATTTGCGTAGGTGAGAAGAAATGGAAAGAGGAACAGTAAATGGGATGCAGAGGAAAATGTGCGATAAACGAAAACAATCATATGTGTTGTTTGGAATGCCCGGATCACGTGGATTGCCCGATGCAGTGTGATGCTTTGGATGAGTATGAATTCGCAGAGGATTGCCCGGATTATGTTAAGGAGGAAGAAATGACTGAAAAAGAAGTATGCCTGATGTGCGAAAACTATTCTGAAGACACAAAATGTGATCAGCATGATAGTTGTAAACTCATGGCGGTATTAAAAGAAAATCGGGAACTAAAGAAGAAAGTAAGTCGATTAAAACAACAATTGGATGAATCGGAACTAAAACGATCATACATGATAAATCCGAATGCGATTGGTGATAGATACGACATGGGTTGCTGGTAAAGAGGGTGGAATAGATGAAGAATAAAGAGAAGTACGCAAAAGAGATTGTGGATGCCGTAACAGGCGGTGGATTTGGTTTCGGTTTCAATAAATCTTCGGGAGAAATTAGAAGATGCAATGAAATCTCATGTGTTGAATGCTTATTTTGTGAGTCACATGGCGCAGATGAATGCAATAAAATGAAAAAAGAATGGGCAGAATCGGAGTACATCGAAAAGCCAGTGATAAGCAAGAAAGATAGAATGTTTCTTGAGTATCTTGGTAAAGAACTCAAATATATTGTGAGAAGTAAAAGCGATAATTTGATGGCGTTCCAAAATAGTGCTGAAAAACGTGAAGATGGATGGGTGATTGGTTCCGGTGCGCTTAAATCATTGAAAAAACTCAACATCGACTTTCCAATGGTCAAATGGTCAGATGGAAAACCGTGGCTTATCGAGGACTTGAAGAAGTTGGAGGTAGTCGAGGAATATGAATAGAGAGATTCTTTTTAGAGCGAAGAAAGTTGACGGTGGAGAATGGGTTGAGGGATATGTGGTTCAAAGATATGGTGCATGGTTCATATATGACATTAAAAATGCAGATACGTGCAGACAGAATAGCTATCTCGTTTATTCGGATACAATCTGCCAATACACCGGACTTACAGACAAGAAGGGAAGGAAGATATGGGAGAACGACATTATTAAATACCATTATGGTGATTATTATGCTCCTGTAAAATTTGGCGAATATCAGAGTTGCTTTGACAGTACAACGACTTGCCATGTCGGATTTTATGTAGACTGGGACGAGAAAAGAGATTTTAGAAAAGATCTGGGGTACTGGATAAAAATGGTTGATGCTGAAGTAGTAGGAAATATCCATGACAAGCCAGAACAACAGAAAGATCAAAGAAGCACTATTATTTACAAAGATTTCATGAAGAAAGGAACGATGTAGATGAAACCATATAAAGAAATCATGGAAAGCGGTAAAGTTTGGGACACGGTAATGTTTGGAAAATTAGTGGGCGGTTTAATAAAACTGCCCGATTGCGGTACGTGTTCCGTGATGTATGGAGAAAATGAGGACGGATGGGAACACGTGAGCGTATCACCGAAGCACAAATACAAGATACCTACATGGGATGATATGTGTGTGTTGAAAGATATATTCTTCGCTGATGAAGAAGAGGTATATCAGATACATCCAAAGAAGTCCGAATATGTAAATCTGTCGGAAAACTGCTTGCATCTGTGGAAACCAATCGGGCACGAATTAGGAGAGCTTGTGGAGAAGAGATATGAATAAACGCACCAGAAAAGAAATGAAGCACGACCAGGACCAGCACTACGGTGGCATGATCGCGCATTGCGACAGCGACACGGCAAAAGAAAGCTTTTCCAGACCGGTATACGGATCAAGACAGGAATTGGAAGATACAGAACAGGAGAAATATCTTGCGGAATGGAACAAGAGACTAAAAGAGAGGAAGAAGAGAAAATGATCGAGAAGATAACGGATATTCTGTTTAATATTTTGTTTCTGATCTTTTCGCCGGTGTTGCTTTTAATCAGTTTGATTTGTTTTTTTGCGCTACCGTCCAGAGATGAATTCGGCTACATAAATGAGTGCAGCGGATGTAAAATGGGACAGGATAAGAATTATTGTAAAAACAGATGCCGGTATTATAAACAGATTGAAAAAGAGAGGGAAAGTTGAGGTAAGAACATGAAAGAAATCAGACCAGACCATTATAAAAAGACAAGCATTGAGTGTTTCGATGCACTGAAAATCATTTTAGGAAAGAGAGGGTTCGTAGCTTTCTGTTTTGGAAATGTATTCAAATATCTTTGGCGACATGAAGCAAAGAACGGGCAAGAAGATGTTGATAAAGCCGGTACATATCTGATGCAACTGAACGATATGAAAAAGCATGGTGAACTGGTGAGGTCGAATGAAAGAAAGCTTGAATCGCTGATGGAGCTACACAGAAAGGAGTCGGAAAAGTATGCGCAATCATAAGATTTTGCTCTCCGTGGCTGTGATTATATTCGCAATATCGGCTACTTCTTGCGGAAATAGCAAGGAAAAAGCAGAACCGGAGAAAGAAAATTTTGTCGTGACGATTCCCGCACAGAACGATACTGGCAGAATTAGAGTGTACGATCATGGAGAATTGGTATTTGATTATTCTGGAAAAATCAATATAATAAATGACGGGAGAAACGGAAATGCGATTGAAATTGAAGCGAGAACAAAGGAGAAAGGTTATGAATGAAGCAGAAAGACAATATAAACAATATGTCAAAATTTTCGCAAGAACATACGGTACAACAATCGAAGAGGCAGCGGAAACAAGAATGTGTAAAGATTACAAAAAGTATTGTGAAGAGGTATTCAGTGTTGGAATACCTGATGAAATTTCAAATGAATAATAGTAGATAATAACCGTTATGGAAAGATGGGATGGTGTATGAAGCTATGTAACTGCGTATCAAGTGAAATTGAGTATTATATGCTTAAATGCAACTTTACAGAGGAAGAAGAAAAAATATTCTTGATGTTACCAAAAGGGAAAACTGCAACGGAAATTTCCGAAAAATTATCCCTATCTGAATCAACTGTAAACAGAAGGATAAAAAACATAATGTCTAAAGTAAATGAGGTGATAACGATGAAAGAGAACGGGGTTCCTATTTGGGAAAAGGTAATGCTTACTGTGGAAGAAGCGTCACAATACAGTAATATTGGCGTAAATAAGATAAGTTCATTACTTAACGAACCTGGATGTTCATTCCTATTCTGCGTTGGTAAAGGTAAACGATTGGTAAAAAGAAAGGAATTTGAAAAGTTTATAGAAAAAACGCTTGAAGTGTAAATATTGAAATACGAGCCATTATATAGTAGTATGTAACTGTATAGTGGCTCTTTTTTCAAAACGAAAGGAGCAAAAATAATGGGGAAGGACTTAAAAGGAAAGGAATTAGGAGTAGGAATTACACAAAGAAAAAATGGTACTTATCAAGGAAGATTTAAAGATAGATTTGGAAATTATCAGACTATTTATGCAAAAAAAATCTCCGAATTAAGAAAGGAACTCGCGATAAAAATAGCAGAAAATGAAAATTTTACCAGCATAAGGGAGAATGTTAAACTAGATAGTTGGTTTAACGAATGGATACGAATTTATAAAGAAAAAGTGTCCGCTCCAAATACAATTAGAGCGTACACATGTGTATATAATAAAAGTATATCCCCTTTTCTTGGAAATCGCAATATAAATTCTTTGGTAAAAACAGATATTCAAAAGGTAATTTCTTTTGCTAGTGAAAAAGGATATAGTTATGAATGGCAAAAAAAAATAAAAACAATAATGAAAGATATGTTGGAAAGAGCTTTGGAAGATAATCTTATATTAAGAAACCCAGCAAAAGGTACTAGGATTATAGCAGAAAAAGAAAATAAATCAAGAGCGCTTTCTGTTGAAGAACAAAACATATTTTTTAAATATTGTAAAAATACATTTTATGATAATCTATTTAATGTTGCTGTTAATACTGGAATGCGTCCTGGTGAACTTTTTGCATTAACAGAAGATGATATAGATTTTGAAAACGGTTTTATTTATGTCAGTAAAACTTTGGTATATCAAAAATACTTAACAGATTCCAAACACGCGTTTCATATTGAAGTGCCGAAGACAAAAACAAGTAACAGAAAGGTCCCGATTAATAGCGTTTGCCGTATGTATTTAGAAAAACAAATTTTCCAGAAATCTATAATTTCATCAAAAAATGCAAAAGAGCAAAATGAATACTTGTTTACTACAAAATTTAATACACCACTTAACTCTACAACATATACAAAAGCCATAAACGCAATTGTTAGAGAAATAAATGTTTTAAGACCATCTGAAGATTTGTTTTCGGAATTTACAGGGCACACGTTCAGACACACATTTGCAACTAGGTGCTTTGAATGTGGAATTGATCCAAAGGTAGTTCAATCATATTTAGGTCATTCTAGTGTAAATATAACTCTTGATTTATATACGCACGTTACTGAAGAAAAGTCATCTATTGATATCGAAAAAATTGTTGATTGTATGGACAATAACATTGTTGATTTTACGAGAAAAATATCATAAAGTGTGTAAAAAGTGTGTAACTTACACACTTTCCGTAAATAAACCCCTAGTAAAATCAAGGTTTTTAAGCATTTTTGATAACAAAGCTGGTTACCATTGCGATAACGTAATGTTATACTTTTCTGCTTTCTGAAAAGTACCGAAAACACTGTGTTTTCAAGGATTTCTATAATTTTTACATACACACTGAAATGTATAAAATTCTATGTATTTACACATATTTACACACTAAAATCGTGTAAAAAGTGTGTACGCTATATAACTAAAAATAAGAGCCACTATATGACAAAAATATGAGAAGAAAGTGAACGCTTCCTTCTCTTTTTTTATGCGAAAATTTAAATATGAGGAGATGATATACATGTTTTCGGATGAGCTTCTTGAAAGAATATTTTGTGATGAAAGAATGAAAGATATCCCGCTTTGCATCCAGTCGACGGTTGTCCATGTCGTAGAGGATGTGCTCGAAAATAGATATTATACTGAAAATGTGTATATGACGAAAGAAGATATACTTAACGACGTTTGTAATAAAGGTTAGGAGGATATGCCATTATGTATGAAAATCCGTATATGGGAAACCAATATATGCAACAAATTCCAAGGTACAATGGAATGCAATATCAACAGATGCAGCAACCTGTTTATCAAAACCCGGTTCAGCAAGCTCCAACGCAACAACAGGCAGCTGCCCCACAACTTATCGGGCGTACCGTAAATAGCGTAGACGAAATAACAGCCAATGACGTACCGATGAATTATCCATATGCAATCTTCCCGAAGAACGATCTTTCAGAGGTGTATTTAAAATCGTGGACACCGAATGGCACGATTCAGACGATTACTTTTAAACCGGAGATAAATACTACTCCTAGCAACACAAATCGTCAGGAAAGCGCAAATACGAAAGCTACGGAGGAAATTATGAGACGTTTTGACGAATTATCCGACCAAATCAAAGAAATCGGAAATTCCATTCCGAAACCGACAGCAAAAACAAGAACAGCTACATCTAAAAAGGACGGTGAAAGCGAGTGAATATAATGAATGTCTTTCAAATGATTAACAGTGGAAATCCAAAGCAAATAGTCATGAGAATGATGAACGACCCGCAAATTTCAAACAATCCTATGGCTAAAAACATGTTCGAAATGGCTAAAAATGGAAATTTAAAAGGAATAGAAGAAATGGGAAGGAATATTGCAAAAGAAAGAGGGGTTGATTTTGACAAAGCGTTTTCAGATTTCAAGAATCAATTCACGAAATAAAATAGCTACTAAATTCTTGCAAGATTTAAGTATACAAAATTTAACAGGAGGTAAAAACTATGTTTAACTCAACAAATTCACCTTTCACAATCCCTGTAACTCCTTATGATGGAAACAGGAGCGACGGTTTTGGAGACGGTAACGGTTGGTGGATTATCCTTTTTGTTCTCTTCTTCGCTTTTGGAGGATGGGGAAACGGAGGATGGGGCGGTAATGGATCAAATTCTAGTTACTACACTGACTCCGCATTGCAAAGATGATTTGATACCCAGAATATCGTCGGAAAACTTGATGGAATCAACAACGGTTTGTGTGATGGATTCTATGCCGTGAACAACAGTATGCTCACTTGATTCAATGGCGTAAATACAAACATCATGCAGACTGGCTACGGAATCCAACAGGCAATTAATGCAGACACAATCGCAAATATGCAGAACACCAACGCTTTGCAGTCTCAACTTGCAAATTGCTGTTGCGAAACAAGAGAAGCTATTCAGGGCGTAAACTACAATATGGCAACAAACACTTGCGCACTTCAGAACACAATGAATACGAATACTCGTGATATCATTGAAAGCCAGAACGCCGGAACAAGAGCAATCCTTGATTATCTTTGCAACGAAAAAATTTCTACTTTACAGGCTGAAAACAATGATCTTAGGCGCGCAGCTTCTCAGGACAGACAGAGTGCATTGCTTACAACCCAGATGGCTGCTCAGACAAACCAGATTATCGACGCAATAAGACCTACACCGGTCCCATCATTCCCGGCTTCTAACCTTTATGGCTATGCTTATAACAACTGCGGATGTAATGGATGTGGTTGTTAATGACCAACAATCAAAACGGAAACTATTCTTTTCTCGATATGTTGACTGTCTTTTCAGTTATCTTGCAGATGATTGGATACGACAAAGATCAGAAGCAAACGTCTAATGATGACTTGCTAAGAGCCTTGCAGAGACAGGACAGGGAGTATCTCGAGAAGATAATTTCCAATCAAAATCAAATCTTAGAGATTCTTTCTAAGATGAATGAGTAACTTAACTTAAATGTTATGTCTGCTGTAAGCAGTATTACGAATACAAGGGGCAGACTAAAAATAGTTTGTCCCTTAAATTATGGAGGTAAAAAATATGGCTGAATATTTAGCTGTTTCTGCTCAAGAAGTAGCAGCGAACGAAAATGTTATCTTTACAAACACGGCAGTTCAAGGAAATAACTGCATTAAACATCGTGAGGGTTCTGGAATTGTGACTCTTAGAGGAATCACAAATCAGTGTAGAGCACGTTATTTTGTTGATTTTTCAGCAAATATCGCAGTACCGACCGGAGGAACAGCTGGAGCAATCTCGCTTGCAATTGCAATCAGCGGAGAGCCAGTTCTATCTTCTCAGATGATTAGCACCCCGGCAGCTGTTGGACAATACAATAACGTATCTTCCGGCATCTATGTTGATGTTCCGGCCGGATGCTGTGCAAATATCGCTGTTAAAAACACAAGCGCACAGTCAATCAATGTAGCAAATGCAAATCTTGTTGTCACACGTGAAGCGTAGGAGGTGAATTGTATGCATATCAAGAGAATTCATGAAATGATAGAAAGCCTTACTGAGTGTACAAAAGAAGCCATCGAGAGCGATCAGACGTGTGTTGGGTCATACCCGATTGGTGAGGTCGTAGATATGATTAAAGACCTTGCTGAAGCTGAATATCACGCAAGAATCGCAAAAGCAATGGAAGAAGCCGAAGAGGACGACAAGGAAGAAGAAAAGTATCTTTTGAAGCGTTTTAAGGAAGAATATGGAGATGATGAAGGAAGACGGTACTATGATGAATGGCGCTATTCTTCTGGAAGATTTGCCCCAAAAGGAAGAGGTATGCGTAGAGGATTCGACGAGACTCCTTACTGGCATATGACTCCTGAAATGTACAGAGATATGGACATTGACATGGATCGCATGTATTCATATCCTAGAAAAACAGGACGTGAAAGAAAAACTGATAGGAATTATTACGGCGGTGATTCCGGTATGAGAGATTCCAGAGAGGGAAAGAGCGGAATGAGCAGAAAAACCTACATGGAGTCAAAACAGATGTACTCTAGTGATACACCGGAGAACAAACAGCACAAAATGAGAGACCTTGAAACCTATATGAGAGAACTTTCCGATGATGTTACGGAAATGATCTCCGATTCTACACCGGAAGAAAAAACAATGTTGAAAACAAAACTACAGACTCTTGTGCAGCACTTATGATTTTTGAACTAAACGGTGTGGAGTGGCATGTAGAGTTTGTAGCACCAGGAAGTAATCTTTTAAGGCGTAGTGATGGCTCTCTAAGTGTTGGGGTTACTGACAATCTTACCAGAACAGTATATCTTTCCAATTTGTTACACGGGAGATTCCTTGATAAGGTAATTTCTCATGAATTATGCCATGTTTGGTGCTTTATGAACAACATATATATGCCGATAGAAGTAGAAGAACAAGTTGCTGACTTTCTAGCCACTTACGGGCGTGATATTTTTGACATGGCAGATTTTATTTTGAGTAATCTTATGGAAAACGAGATTTATGCATAATTTTTAAAATTCTACCATTACACATGTCCACTTCTTCTGATATAATAATAATTGTCCAGAAGATAAGTACACTTCATTGTCTCCAGCAAAAGGCGGTACGAAAACAGAGTCTTGAAATATAGGCTCTGTTTTTACTCAAAAGAATTTTAGTTTTTGACATTGACTTTTTTATATATTTATTGGTATCTTGTTTGTAAAGACAAAATACTCCAGTGAAGGTGCTGGATAAAATAGAACGGAATAACGACCAGTGAAGCGACTGGTTACTAATTGAACGGAGCAGAGTCTATTAAGTTAGGCTCTGCTATTTCTGACAAAAAAATAAGAGTTGCCAACCGACCAAAGTGAACAACTCTTAATGTAACAAAATCCAAAAGGATATTTACTAAATTATTTTAACATATCCTTTTGGAAAAAAACAATATTTTTTCGAAAAAAGGAGAAGAAAAAATGAATGAATTAAAAGTGTTTGAAAATGAGGAATTTGGAAAAGTAAGAATGGCAGAAATTGACGGAAAACCCTATTTTTGTGGCAGCGATGTAGCGTCGGCACTTGGATATAAAAGACCAAATGATGCAGTTTCTGCGCATTGTAGGGCTACGGCGAAACACAGTATCCCTATCAGCGGAAAGATGCAAGATGTTAATTTTATCTCGGAAGGTGATCTGTACCGACTTATCACTCATAGTAAATTAGAATCAGCAGAAAGATTTGAAACGTGGGTTTTTGATGAAGTCCTCCCATGTATCCGAAAGAATGGCATTTACGCTACAGATAACGTGATTGATAATATTTTAAATAATCCGGATTTCGGGATCGAGCTTCTAACTAGATTAAAAGAAGAACGGTCAGCAAGAGTAGAAGCAGAACGTACCAATTCTATTTTGATGCATGTTAACAAGACCTACACAATGACTGAAATTGCAAAAGAAATCGGTCTGAAGAGTGCTGTTGAATTGAATAAAATTCTTTCTGATAAAAAGATACAATACAAAGTAAACGGAACATGGGTTATGTATTCTGATTATAGCAATTGCGGATACGAAGAAATAAAGCAAGACGTTCTTGATAACGGACGTGTTATTTACCACAGAAGAATAACTCAGCTTGGAAGAAAATTTATACTCAATTTATTTGATATGAAAGCTGCATAACCACCAAACAAAAGCGACCTACGTAGGTCGCTTATTTTTGTGGTGTTATTTATTTTTTGGAGTTTTTACTAATGCAATAATAGCAAGTACAACATTTATTGCACACCAAGCTGCCCAAATTTTAAGATCTAAGTAGCTTCCAGCTAATGCAAGACCAATGATTGTTGCTAATCCAAACAGTATGATAAGAGCAATATTTCCGCCTTTTCCTTTTGAGTTCCTTGTAGCAATTGAAACAATTCCGCCTGCCAATAAGAAGATCGCAACTAATACTCCCGCTGAACCTCCAACTTCTCCATTATCTGATAATGTGTTGCTGATTCCGGCTGCACATGACTGAAAAGATACAATCAAAAACAGCACGATTGACAATATACCAGATACTAATTTCCAAACTTTCATTCCTTTTTGCCCCTTTCGATAAGTGATTTAACCATATTTTACTATATATTTCAATAGTAAGTTAATTTTCCGATTTTGATGTATACTGGGCTGACATTAAAGAATTTTGAGAAATCGAGTTTTCCGATTTTAAATCGGGAAACACAAAAGGCGGAAGGCCTGAAAAATTAAATAGCTTAATAGTGTAAAAAAGAACTGCCATATAATTTTAGGTAGTTCTTTTTTATTAAAATTCATAAAAAACTATTGACTTTTGTCATAACAAATATTATACTTTTGTCATAACAAAAAAGAAAGGAGGTTTTAAGATGTCACCGAGAACTGGAAGACCCACAACCGACAAAAAAGCAAATAGGGAAAGTTTTCGGTTTTCTGACAGCTATATCGAAAAGTTAAATTACTGCGTCGAAAAGACAGGAATGTCGAAAACAGATGTTGTCAGAAAAGGAATAGATTTGGTATATCAGTCTATTCTAAATGAAAAACAAAAATAGAGTAACCGTTGTGAGCTTGCAAACCTAAACGATTACTCTAAGAAACTACAGAAGCATCAACTTCTGACAAAACTATCATATCATTTGTTGCTGCTTCTTACAAGAGCAATATATAAACAGGAGAATATGTAATGAAAAAGATAACAAGAGATGAATTAACAGAGGTAATGAATGAACTAGATAACAAAACAAAAGGGCTGTCAAGCAGAGAAATAAGTGAGAAGTTCTCAAAAGAGTTCTTTTCTTTGCTGACCGTGGCTGATTTTGCTACACTTGGCAAGACAAAAGCACTTATTTATGCGCTTAAGCTTGGATATCTGGCAGGCAAGAACGAGAGATAATGTGCAAACAGGGCAGAGTGTAACAACTTTGCCCAGTTGCTTTGTGGGTACAATCTATTATGCTTTGTGGGTACAATATGTTTGGTTTGTGGGTACAACGTATCGTAGTTTGTGGGTACAACATGTTAAGGTTTGTGGGTACAATATGTTATGGTTTGTACCCACAAAAGATAGGGGGTTTTAGCATGGATATTAACGAAAGTGCAAATCCAACGAATATTCCTAAGAATCATACTCTTAAATTCAGATATGATGACGAAATCGAAGAAAAATTAAGGTATCTTTCGGAAAAGCACTTTGTATCTAAATCCGAGATCGTCAGGAAAGGGATTGAAATTCAATATAATGAGGAAAATGAGTAATTTGGTATTGACTTTTTATGTGTAACCATTTATAATAAATGTGTAACCAAAAAAGAAAGGAAGTGACAACATGTCTCCAGCAAAAGGAAGACCTCCGTCAAAAGATCCGAAGAGAAATGATACTAGAATAAGGCTAACAGATAGCGAGGCAGAAAAATTAGAGTATTGTTCTCAAAAAACCGGAATGACAAAAGCTGATGTTATCAGAAAAGGTATTGACATGGTATATGCTGAGGTTACAAAAAAATAGAGATTCACGCGTACTTTGGTCAGTTACGTGAATCTCTATTACCCGAAAGAAGTTTTCTCTCGCAAATATTATAACGCATCAGGAAACTTCTTTCAATAACATTTTTTTGAAAATGAGTTTTTATTATGAACAAAGCTATGGATAACAGACAAAAATTACATCAAATGATAGACAGAATCGATAGTGACAGAGCACTTGCGTACCTGGAATCATTCATCAAGCATTGGATTAACGAGTTTTCCGTTGATCTTAAAGGAGGACAGGGATATGAAGAATAATTTGCAAATGCTCAATGTAACTCTGACTTCTTTGGAAGTTGCTGAGATGGTAGAGAAGAGACATAGAGACTTAGTTAGAGATATCAAAAAGTACAGTAAATATATTGAGGAGTCCAATAATGAATTAGGAGTGCGCAAAAATGCGCAGTCATCCAAAGAAGATGAATCAGGACAGCTCAAAATTGAGCCGACCTCAAAAAATGATGAATCCAGCGACCTCAAAATTGAGGTGGCTAAAGATAATGAGCGCAAAAATGCGCGCATTTCAGATGGATTCATTGATTTAACTGAATTTTGGCAAGAAAGTACGTATATCAATCAGCAAAACAGGGAAATGCCATGCTACAACATCACCAAGAAAGGCTGCGAGTTCATTGCGCACAAGTGTACCGGAAGAAAAGGAACGGTCTTTACTGCCAGATATATCAACAGATTTCACGAAATGGAGCATGAAATCACCGGAAAACGCCTTGAAACCAAGGGAAAAGTGCCAAATGTGGCGAATTGTCCAGCACCACCGGCGAAAAACTGGTATCGGAAGAACCTTTGGAAGATAAAACCGTGTGCTGTTAAAATGTATTGTTCCGTGGAAGAATTTCTGGTTTTTTTGTTTGAATACTTGAATAATTTCTTTGATACCTTAAAAGCAAAGGAAATATATGAGGAACAGACTGGAAATACGCTTGAAAAAGACGTTGATTTGCTTGATTTCTTCCCAGATATGGGAGAACGTGCACAGTAAATTCTTAACTTTACTTATAGCTACAAGATGGATAAATAAATGATATAACGGTAGTTATATAAATACATTATATAAATAAATTATATAAATACAATTAGATATAATTACATTATATCGTTCGTCAATAAAACCCTTATGAACACAGCGTTTTTAAGGGTTTATGAATAATTGCAATTATATAAATAAATTATATAATGTATTTATACTTGTTTTTTTCTAAATAAATTATATAATGTATTTAGAATATTCGTTTATTTTTTCAAAGGAGGTCGCATTATGAAAAGAACATCAGATTCACAAAAGAAAGCAGTTCAGTCATATGAAGAGAACAAAGACGTTATTAGAAGCATTTTACCCAAAGGAACAAAGGAAAAAATAACATCATACGGCTATACGTATAACGCTTTTGTTAACGAAGCTGTAGCAAGAATGCTCAAATCTCTGGAAAATAGCACCGAAACACCTGAAAAAAAGGAAATTATACCCGCTGAATCAGTGCCGGAAACCAATGTGAAAGAAAAGAAAATTACCATTCAACAGCTTCAGGAAATGCTTAACGAGAAATCGGAAAACAACAGGCTTATGAAGGAAGAAGCTGCCAGAAAGAAGAAAGAGAAAGAAGAAGCAAGCAAGAAAGAAGAGGAAGAATGGTACAAAAAATACGTGGAAAAAATCAGGAAAAAAGCAAATGGCGAAGATGTTCCAATTGACGAAGAAAAAGAATCGCTCAGAAGGGAAACAATTTCCAAAGCTAATTTTGAAAGTGAGGTGTAGCAGATGGGATATAAGTTACCAGAAGATGCAACATACTATCGCTCTGAAACGGACGGATACGCGATTTACAATGCTGAATGTAAGTTTATAGGAAGAGCACCAAAAAATGAATTTGCGGTACTGAATACGAGCTTACAGAGGGTGATTCTGGAAGAAGAAAAGCCTATGGCAGAGATTATGAAATGCGATTTGAAAGAAATACAGCCAGGTATGTATATCTGCTCCGTAAGTGATGATATGAGAGCTGACTTGGAAGAAAAATAAAAAACATTTTTTCAAAAATCCGAAAAAGTCGCGCGTTTTAAGGGGGTTTTTCTAGCCACTACTGCCCTTCTAAAAAAATTTCACACCCCAAAACAAAATATGCAATTTTTTTGCAAACAAAAAATATGTCCGGGAAGACGTTCAGTTAGACAACTTCTTGAGCATATTTTTTATGTCTCTGTATGTGGTTGTTATATACCTGTGGCGCGTGTATTTGACCGTATAACGGCTTTCAATCTATTAAGGCACAAGTTATCGAATAATATGTCTGGAAGCCTAAAAACGTCAAATACACGTTTGCACAGGTGGCGCGATTTCCTACAAAATGTTTATAGTTATTAACAGAATAACACAGCTTTTTTATTTTGACAATAATTTACATAAAAAATACAGCCCGGATTCCTCCAAGCTGTAAAATTTATAATTGGTATGCTACCGCATAGCATAAAGCATATATCAAGTAAATTGTCAGCAACCGGACAGAAAACCGGATCAGCTTCTTTACTTTTCTTTTCAAATATCTCTTAGCCATTTCTTTTCCGTGCGTGATCTGCGTTACACCCAAATATGCGTCAATAGCTGCATCGTTTGCGCGTTTCGTTCTTTCGTCTGTCGCTTCTGGAAGAGAAAGTAAAAATCTGTGGTATTCTTTCAGCTCTTCCGGTGTGAGTTGTCCAAGCTTTTCAATTCTTGCGGATTCCTCCGGGTCTAATGTATATTCTTTTATCATTGTTGTAATCTCCTAGAAATAAGTATGTGCGCATCTTTTTGACTGCTCATAATTTGCGCGCATGGCGTCGGCGGTGTGCTCGATTCTTAGCAGTGCAGAACCGGGAACGGTTCCCGGTTCTGCATACTCTGCATACCATGTTATTTCTCCACACTCTGCAATATGAGCGACTTTTTTATAATCTCCGTGTTCTTCTACAGCCTTGTTGTAGACTGTAGCACCGTTTCCGAAGAATCCGATAAATAAATCAAATTTTTTCATGCTTGTGACCTCCTTATAACTCTGTCGGTTGTTCGTATCGTATGATCGTGACCTCTTCGCCGGTGCTCTGTAGACATGCGGTTCCGTTGTACATTGGACCGTTTAAACCGGTCAAGATTGGCTGCGCCTGTAATTCGTCACGCTGCCACGGTTTATCGTTGTACTCTCTGATTAGAGAGGTAAATTTTTCTACTGTATCTATTTCCTTTGGAAGGTCGTACACGCATGTACGACCGTCTAATAATGTTCCGATAATCATTATAAAAACTCCCTTCTGTTAAAAGTTGTATACTTTTTTCTTTTTCTGTTCGTTTTCTTTTTGGCTTATGCTTGAATCGTCAAATACAACTTTGAAACCATCACGAACAAGATCTTGTGCCATCTTAAAAGGATCAATTTTTGGAAAACTGCAAGTATATTCGATAACGTTCATTCTGATTTGTCCGTGTTTCCGACCTAATTTTTTTAAGTCATTTTTGTAAAATTCAAAAATCCTGCTTTCTTTGCTTGCAACTGTTATTTTTCTAAATACATCAATAGTCTTTTCTGCTTCAGCTCTTTTTCTGTCGCTCATATATCCGCGACGCTTGTTTTTCAATGCTTTCTCTGCTGTTGCTTTGCTAACAATTCCATAATTTGCGGCACGCCTCAGCAGTTTGACGTCTTCAACGCTTAATTTGATGGCTTTAAGCGTGTTGCAATTGATTTCATAGTTGTCTTTGTCTTCAGGGTGTAAATCCTCAGCAAGTGGGATATATTCATCTGTCCCCATGTTCTCGCCGATATTCCAAATAAAGTAATTTTCCGGAATCTTTTCAACGATTTCGAAAACGTCAATGCCCTCGCAGAATGGCATCCGACTGCTATAAAGTTTTCCGTTTTCAATTTTAATTTTCTTCATTGTCTTTTTCCTTTGATCCTGTTATAATAGATCTACCTTTCTTTTGATTGGTGCCGATCGGGTTTAGTTGGTAGCTGTTCCGATCGGCTTTTTGTTTTGTTGTTTTCTATGGTTATAATATAGCATAGTTTAATAATTACGTCAATAGCATAGTTTAATAATTTGAAAATATTTTTTCTTCTTATATAATAAAGAAAATAAGCAAACTAAATTGACAAGCATAGTTTAATAAAGTATAATAATATTATAGATAAGAAAGGAGTTTGACAATGGCATTCAAAAATAAAGAAAAAGAACTAAGCTATATTGCACAATATCAAAAAGATAACTATGATAGAATCACAGTGATGGCACCTAGAGGAACGAAAGACCAGATCAAGAAGGCTGCCGAACTGAAGGGAATGAAAATATCCGGGTTTGTTCTTGATTGCGTTCAGAAAGAACTTGAAAGAATGAAAGAATAGTTTAATAAAGTATTGACGAGAATAGTTTAATAAAGTATAATAATACTTGTAAGGAGCAGAAAAACAGATTCCAGAGAGGAGAAAGTGAAAATGAAAAGATATGAATTTACAGGAACGAACGAGCTTACTGAAAAAGCTTTCCAGGTGTACAATGATAGCTCTTTTACATTTTGGAAAGATGGCGAAACATTTTTCTATAGTGATAATCCGAGCAGCGAAAAGGTAGAGCTTGGATCGCTGGAAGATGTAAACGAATTTCTTGAACAGTTCGTAGATTAAAATAAATCAAGACCGCGGGAGCAGAAAATATAATTTTTCGGAGGTATAGAGCATGGAAAAAGTAAAAATGTTTAACGGTAAAATGTTGGAAATTGGCGATAAAATTTATTTTGCGGATCTGTGGCAGTCTGACGATGGAGATGAAGAAGAACTTCTTGATTCTGGCTGTGTATGGGTGGCAAATGGTGAAAGTGACGAGCCAATCATAGCGGATTTTGAAATAATTAAAAAAGACGAGGAAAATCTGACGAAATCACTTGTAAAAGTAACAGACATAAGATAATATATAAACATGATAAACAATAACATGAGATGTACAAGAAAGCTGATAGTCTGGCTACTTGTGCATCTTTTTTGTTTAGGAGAAAAAATGGCAAGAAAAAATATGAAAATACCGGATTTGGTCGGTACAGTTTATAAGGGATTTGAAATATTAGATTATAAAAGGGAAAATGGACGTTCTTTGATTCTTGTTAAGTGTCCACTATGCGGAAAAGAAGTCTGGAAGCATAAAGACAAGATCGATAGAGGAATGCGCAGTTGTGGCTGCTATAGCGAAAAATTTCATGAAGAAAGAAGAATTGATCTTTCGGGGAAAAAAGTTGGAAAATTAACAGTATTGGAGCCTACGGAAAAAAGATATAATGGCTGTGTAGTGTGGAAATGCAAATGTGATTGCGGAAATATAAAAGAAGTTCCGGCGGATGAATTAAAAAAGGGATTAGTTAGAAGTTGCGGATGCTTACGAGACGAAAAAAGAAAGCTGAACGGGAAAAAAGTATCAAAAATATCGGAAAAATATTTAATTGATGGGACGAGCGTATTGAGATTGACAGGCAAGATCCCAAGTAATAATACTTCTGGCGTCAAAGGGGTATGTTACAATAAAAGATCAAAGAAATGGATTGCTCAAATAGTTTTTAAAGGGCACTCTTATTTTTTAGGCGGTTACGAAAAGAAAGAAGACGCAATAAAAGCAAGAAAGACAGCAGAAAAAGAAAAGTTTGGTAATTTTTTAGAGTGGTATGAAAAAGAATATAAAAATAAAGATAATAAAAAAGATCAAGGAAAAGGCAGTCAATAACGGCTGTCTTTTTTTGTGCTTGTGGGTACAATGTTTCCAAAATGTATACAAATTGTTTCCGAAATGTTTCCACAGATATAGATTTAGGTTTAGATATAGATTTAGATTAAGATTTAGAATTAAAAAGAGATATATTCTTCAAACCTCTTCGAGGTTCTCAGAATATACCAAGAAAAAGTCGCAAAATTAAAGTGCAAATTGCCACGCATCGCCACGAATTGCAATTTCTCAAAAACTTTAGGCATTGCACTTGTATTTTTCTCTTTTGTTGTGTATTATATATATATCAACAACAGAACCGAATCCCGCCGATATGATTATTGGCAAGTTGTCCCAGATGCCGTGTGAGGGAATAAACAGCTGCAAAGGATAGGAGAAGAGAGCAAGGACGGCAAGAAAGAAGTGTAACACGCTCACAGATGGATCAGTAACCAGATCTATTTGTGGGCGTTATTTTTTTTAGGTGTGGAGGTGTAGAACATGGCAAGGAGAAAGAAAGAACAAGAGTTACAATCGGACGATGATTTGTGCATGGCTATAACTCCGGATAATCTCAAGACTGTGGTTAAAGACCTGATCACAAATTATTGCATTGACGCAGGCATTGACGAGAGTAATATACCGCCGGTGGTATGGCTGGATATTATAAACACGATACATGATACTGTCATAAAGCCAAATAGACTATTGCTGTATATCAACATGACCGATGTATCTTATGATGCTGATAAGGTGATGAATGCATATAATATATATAAACATATATGTTTGAGCCATAACCAGATATTAAATATTAAAGGGTTCTTAGATTTTACTGGAATAAACAGACAGACTTTATATAACTGGAATAGTGATAGCCAGTATCTTGCAGGAACAAATGATAGTAAAATATTAAATAGTCAGAGATTAGATATCGCTAAACTGATAATGTCTGACAATGAGCAGAGTTTAGAAGCTATGTTACAAGATCACAAGACTAACCCGATGAAAGTTCTGCCGTCACTTAATCACTGGCACAGCTGGAACCTGCCAGGAGTCAGCAGAGAGAAAGAACGCGAGCCAATGCTCACAGCGCAACAGCTGCCAAGGCTCGGACCCGTAGAACCGGAAGGAATCGAAGAAAAAGATTGATATATTTTAATATTTCAATGCGCAGAAAACAAAATGATAAAATAAATCATTGAACACATTACGAAATTAAGCGAACATGTAGGAAAATGATGTTAATGTATGTGACAAATAAGTGTTTGTCGTATAGATTGAAAAATACAGATCAAACAGGGGGAGGGGGTTAAATGAGAACTTGAAAAAGCCGCTACTAAGTCCTCCGGATTCCCAAAAAAACAAAAAGCCCCCACTAAAGGAGAATCAATATGCTAATCAAAATCACTTTAATACTATTAGTTATCAGCATAGCACTTTTTATTATTGCAAGAGTGTATTTCAATACTTTAAGTGTCAGTAATAAATTCAGGCTTAATTGTACAACCAATTACAAAACAGGTGAGAAGATATTGTTTATGATTATTGGATTCACTTACATGATAACATTTGTGATTGCGGTTATGGCAGTTATTAGTTTGATTATCAAATACCTGTAGGAGATGCTTTGAAAATGACAACAGTAAATATTCTTGGAACTGAATATAAAGTGATTAGGGAACCATTCAAAGATAAAGATATTGATGGTTATTGTGATTACACATCGAGAGAAATTAGAATCAGGGATGACAACGTAAATGAAGTTGGTGATTTTGATGAACTGATGCGAAAGTAGCTACGGCATGAGATTATACATGCTTTCCTTGCTGAAAGCGGACTTCAATCAAATTACGAACATTACAAACAGTTCGGGCACGAAGAGACAATTGTTGACTGGGTAGCCATTCAGTTTCCGAAGATAATAAAAGCTTTTGAGAGTGTAAATGCGCTTTAGGAGAATGTGCGATGGGTGGTTCGAAAGTGACTGAATCACAAACGTTTTTGTTTTTTGTTTAATGATAATCGGGTGTAAGAGGAGAACAACATGACTGAAGATAGAATCATAAAAGAAAAAGCGCACGGAGTCGTACTTGAAACATCTTGCCAGATTGTGACAGATGAGATACAGAAACATGATGTATTCTATCATTCGTTACTTGATGGAATCAGGTCGACAATTTGCGAATACGGACGCGGATGTGAAAAGGAAGCGTATGCATTGGCTGAAAAAATCACATTATTTCTTGCAGGAGAATAGAGATGCGGATATTTGGTAAAGAAATTACGGATGAATGCTCCAAATGTGGAAACGTACTTGAATGTGAGCTATTTCGTCAGGGACACGGAATAAAGCAAGAGAGAACAAATGTCCGGGAAATGGTTGAATGCCAGATGGAGCATAAAGATAAATGGCAGAAAACAAATCAATGAGATTCCATCCCGTAAATGCTCAACGGGTGTGAATAATAATATATCACGGAGACTAAAATGAGAAGAGGACGACCACCGCCTAATAAGTGCAGAACCTATATCTTGATCGCTTTTAAAACTAAAACCTATAGTAATTAAACAAAAAACCATGCCGGAAACCATCAAACCGGCATGGATCATGAGAGAAAATGAGAATAATAAATCAAGACAAAACAAATTCAATTGAATTTGAAAATCACGACATATTTGTCGATGGAAAATATATAATTTCTGTTGGTGTCTCAAAGATGATGCTTGGACAATACAACACAGAAAATAGAGCACGTGGAGTATTTGATGAAATCCACGAAGCGTATACGGCGAAGACGCCAATTTACATTATGCCGATTAGTTAAAATTTCGATAGATTTTTCATGCGTGCGCTGGCGTGAGCGCACTATCCTTTCATTACCCACTAGCGGAAAGCTGAATAAAAGACCGTCACAAGGTATGGTGGGTTTTGCGGAAATCAACCCAGTATCTTTGCGAAGATACTGACAGTCACAGGCTGCAAAAAGAGTTTACCTTGCTTTAGTAGGTTCCAAACACATGAACGATGGTAATTTTGGTAAAACGCCATCGCAAGCCGTATTCCAATAATGGTATTGGAGATGTTTTCTAGACATTCGGTAGGAAACGACTTGGAGGTTCGAATCCTTCATATGGCGTTTTTCAAGTTTTTGCGGTTCTTGGAAACGAGGAACTATTAACAGCCATCGCATTCTCTGGTAGTAAATCACATAAAAACCGCATTTACTATCTGCTATCATAGCTCAATTGGATAGAGCAGTTGATTACGAATCAACAGGTTTTCGGTTCGAGTCCGAACGGTAGCTTTCCGTGGTTGGTAACACGGAGTTGCACATTTTTAGTCCCTCGACTGGTTTTATTGCGGAGCGATATGTAATAGACGGCGGTCTTCCAGTCAAACAATTAAAGCAGGAGAGTGAAACGGATAATCACACAAGGTTCATACCCTTGTAATAATGGGTTCGACTCCCGTGTCTGCTATTTCAAGTTAAGCGGTTCTTGAAGAAACACTTATTAACATTATCAAATCCACTATAGTAAATCAAATAAGCGTTATCATACACTAAAAACCGTATTGCAAATTCAAAATATGATTACCTCTGTGCAGATGGATTTTTCAGTCCTGCCGAGATGCAAAGGTAACGAGATAGGCTTGTTCGAGATATTGGATAAGCTGATTTTTTCCACTGGAAGTGATTCCATTGGTGGAGATGGAAACCATCAACAATGCCTTGCAGTGTATCATCATAGAGAAGTCAATAGCAGAATCCTTGTGGTCAGCGTAAAATAGACGTCTGCGGTGCAGAAATAATCCAGTGATGTGAGTAGTGTGAGAGACTACGTACTAACTGGAAATTCTCAATAAGCTGATTTGCCTTGAATCCGAGAAATCGGAGTATAACACAAGAAATTCGTTAAAGTAGCGGTATGGCATGATAAAAATAAAGCGAATAGGTGTAAGACATAAGATTACAACTATGATATTCTGAAAGAACCGTAAAATTTATGGGCATCAATCCCATGTGTGCTTAGACAGTGGTAGGAAGCCAAGAGTCGCTCTCGGAAGCTCAGACCTATCATCACAGTGGCAGAACATGACTTTTACCATGATGAATAAAGGGAAGCCTTAATCATGTTTAAAACAATACTTCAATTCAGTAAATGCAGAGTTTACTTGACCGTTCTCTGCATTTTGGCGTATAGCTCAATGGTAGAGCGTCCGGCTGTTAACCGGAGGGTTGCCGGTTCAAGTCCGGCTATGTCAGTTTCGAGAAAAAGGAGCGTGATGAAATGAAAGTGTATGTAATTACATCTGGTGAGTATTCTGATTATGGCATTCGAGCAGTCGCGTTAAGTCGAGAGAAAGCTGAACTGATATGTGCAATGCTGAACAGTACAAAAAGATATTATAGCGACGTAGCTACAATTGAGGAATACGACACAGACGAAATTCAAATAGCTGCCACATTTCCAAAAGATATGCCTCAAGAAAAAGCAAGAAAAATCATGAAAGATAGAGTAGCGAAATGGAAAGCGGAACAAGAGGGCTTGTAGAAAGGAGAAATGAACGATGACATTTAAAGAAGCATTTGAAGCAATGAAACACGGAGCAAAGGTAAAACTTCCGGGATGGAATGGTTACTGGTGTTGGGATGATGATAAGCAGACAATTATGATTCATTGTAGACCGAAAGATTCCGATAAAGGACAGGGAGATGTTCTTGATATCCGTGAAACACAGAGAGTGGAATATACTTTCATGCACACACAGAGAGACGATTGGATGATTGCCGATGAAGAAAATTGCGGTGTTCTCGGTGGTCAGTCAACATTTGGATTTGGAGATGCTATCCGTTATCTAAAAAGAGGACTTAAGGTAGGTCGTAAAGGTTGGAATGGTAAAGGAATGTATTTATTCCTGTGTTTTCCGGCATCTATAGAACCAAAAGCCGAGAATGTAGAAATATATTCAGCTAGACAGAGTATAGCAATACGGACAGCGGACAGTTCAATTGTTGTTGGCTGGAATGCTTCTCAAGATGATATGCTTGCAGAAGATTGGGTATTTGTGGAATAGCAAAAAAAATGATGATTAGGGTAAACAAACTTTTAACTGCTTACGTTGAGAAAACAGGACAGAAAGTAACTGGATTCCTAGAATTTCATTCAGTATGCGGATGTAGAATGGATGCATTTATCCCGAAATTTGAAGTAACACAACTTGGAGTGATACCATTTTCTCTTTTCTCAAATGTAACTGTTGGCAATATTGCATTCAGTGCTTATTGTTGCGATGATTCTTTCGTTGGCAGAGAACCGATAGCAGCGGAGGCGATTTATGAGTTTAGCAAAAATCTTCAATTTACTGAGATGCAGTCGAAATAATATTTCGTGTAATGCTGATATATTGACGATTGAAGATGCCAGGAATAAATATAAAAATTGTCAGTATGCGGTAGTGAACGCATTGGACGGTATTCCAGTTTGGATATGTAAAACGATCGAAGACGCAAAGGAAGTTGTCGAAGAATGGCAACCATATTGCTATCTACCACTTTTAATTGTTGACTTATGGAAGAACTAGGAGAATACGATGAAGATATGTGATGTTGTAAGGCTGTGTAAGACCTATGGAGATAATACAACTTTAGCAGAATTGCAAAAAGAAATACAGGGAAATAAAATCCATAAATGTCCAAAGTGTAGCGGGACTGGAAAAATCACAAAGAAGCGCAATAAAGCTCAGTACTGGGAATGTCGCGATGATTACGAGTATTACGATGTGGAATGCGACCTTTGCAACGGACAAGGATATACAGAACACATGTATAAACCTAAAATGATTCAAGATGGATGGGAACAGGAGGATTAATCATGAAGAAAGCAATGTTAAGTCAGCCGATGGCTGGAAAGACTGATGAAGAAATCGTAGCAACAAGAGAGAAAGCAATTAAGGTTCTTGAGGGAAAAGGGTATGAGATTGTAAATACTCTTTTTACAGATGAATGGTACAGCAATGAATCTATGAAAGAACGTGGAGTAGTTCAGATTCCATTATGTTTCCTTGCCAAGTCCTTAGAAAATATGTCTTTGTGCCATGCAGCGTACTTCTGTAAAGGCTGGGAGAATGCAAGAGGATGCAAGATTGAGCATGATGCTGCGGTTGCTTATGGTTTGGATATTATTTATGAGGAGGCTTAATCATGATTATCACAGGAATAGCTTAAAGGTAGAGTAATGGACTTTGACTCCATTTGTGGCGGTTCGATTCCGCCTTGGCTAGTTGTAAACGTGAATGTGAGGAGTGTAATATGAGTAAGCAAAAACAGTTTGATTCTCAAAAATTTTGTGATGCATACAACGCTTTTGCTAGTAGAAAAGTTACAATGGCGGAAGCAGCTAAAATGGCGGAAATGTGTGAGCCTACATTTAGAAAATATCTCAGAAAACTTTTGATGGGGGAACCGTTTCCTAAAGGATTGTTTGAAGCAGAATACATATGGACGTTAAATGGAGATGCATACAAAGATGAGAAATAAGAAAAACGCAAAGGAAATAATATCTCGCTATGCTAGTATGTAACGGAGAAATTCGGAAACTATGATCCAGAATGAATGCGATAAAAAAGAAAAAATTGTCAAACAATTGTATATGTCACAAGGAAAAGTAACAGAATTGGTAGAGGCTGGATACACTGTTACAATCAGACCTGTTAAAGAGGGATTGAAAGTTACTTACCACAAGGAAAAAGTTGTGAAATAGGATGAACTATATTCTCACAGAAAAAATAATAAAGATCGCCATTGCCCGGATGCGGATGTGGAACAGAGAAGTGTCTCTTGACTTTTTTAGTTAGGAGGCACTTTTTTGTTATGGCAAGTGAATACTTGATAAAAACTGTAAATGGGTATGAAGACTATATAAAAAATCATGAAATTGACGGACAGGTGCTAAATGCTTATGTAATGGCTACTCAAACAGCTATTTGCACAGAACATGACATTAAATACGGCGTAAAAGTCTCAAATCGAGCAAAAGAAATTATCAATTATTTGATAAAAAAGCAATCAGGTGGCACATTTGCACAGCTTGAGGACTTTGCACAAGAAAATAAGACGGAATTTGAATTGATAAATATTTACTACAAGCTGCTAAAGATGGAAGCACCGGATGTTTTGGACAGCTACATGCTGTATGTTGAAAAAAACAGAAAAAGAAGAGATAGATTCTATGAACCGAGAAGAAAAACACTAAAGCTTGTAACAGACAAACTCCAACTGCTTGAAGATGATGAATTAGACGAATTGTTTGTTCACATGCCGGCAAGAACTGGTAAAAGTCAGGAGTTGACTTTGGCTACTTCTTGGAAGTGCGCACGCAATACAGAAGCAAGTAACCTGTATGTGACATACAAAGAAGGACTTGGAGGAGCATTTCTTGATGGCGTTATAGAAATCTGGACGGATCCGATCTATTGTTTTTCTGATGTTTTCCCGAAAGCAATTATTGTGGATACAGATGCAAAAAATAATAAGGTGGACTTACAACGTAAGAAAAAGTACAAGTCTTTATCTGGAAAAGGTCTCACATCCGGTCTGAATGGTGAATACGATGCCTACGGATGGCTTATTATAGACGACATTCTGGAAGGTATTCAGGATGTATTAAACCCTGACATCTTGCGTAGAAAGCAGATTATCTTTGATAACAACGTAATGAAACGTAAAAAAGAAAAATGCAAAGTTGTATATAACGGTACAATCTGGAGTTTGAAAGATATTTACATGAATCGGCGTGATTTCCTGGAAAACAATCCAGAAGCACAAGACATTCGATTTGATGTACTTAAAATACCGGCTCTTGACCCGGAAACGGATGAGAGTAACTTTGATTATGATTATGGAGTAGGTTTTTCGACGAAATATTACCGTATTGAGCGTGCAAAATTCGAGGAAAATGATGATATGGCTGGATGGTATGCACAGTGTCAACAGGAACCAATTGAACGTGACGGAGCAGTATTTAGTCAGGAACACATGAAATTTTACAATGGAGTACTTCCGGCTGAAGAACCATACCGCATCTGCGCAGCGTGTGACGTTGCACTTGGTGGAGAAGACTATTTGGCTTTTGCTGTAGCATATATGTATGAAGATGGATCGATTTATATTGATGATGCCATATTTGATAATTCTGAAAAGAAGATAACTAAACCGAAAGTTGTTGATATGATAATTGATCACAATATCGGAAGTGCGTATTTTGAAGCTAACCAAGGTGGAGAGGGATACAAGGATGAAGTAGATACGATGCTTAGAGAAAGAGGACACAAAATAAATCTTGTTTCCCAGTATGCACCTACTTCAATGAGAAAAACTCAAAGGATTTGGGATAAAGCCGGTTCTATTCGTGAATGGTATTTCAGAGATACCGGGTGCAGAAGTCAGGAATACAGGGCATTTATGAGAAACTTATTTTCTTTCACGATAAAAGGAAAAAACAAACATGAAGATGCACCTGACTGTCTGGCGTCTTTGGCATATTTTATCGAAGGAACGTGGGAACCGTCAAAAGTTGAAGCTGTACATAATCCGTTTAGAGGGGGGTACCGGTAATGAATGCAAATTTTCCGACAAAAGAGAACTTGTCCGAGTATAAGGCAATGCAATTGGAAATTGAGATGATAAAAAAAGAAATAAAAAAAACAGAAGACTCCATATCAGATCTTATTGCAGAAGGTACCGTGTGCGACAAAGTAACCGGAGGTCTCGGAGGAATACAGGGATTTAAAATTGAAGGATTTCCAATATCACTTTACGAAAAAAGAAAAAAACTTCTCAGAAAAAAGGCCAACCGTTTGAGAGCAAAAGAAAATGACTTAATTGAATATACAGAAGAAATTGAATCATTTATAGATACAATTCCAATGAGCAGAGATAGGCAGATTTTTAAGTGTGTTTTTATTGAAGGAATGACCCAGCAACAGATAGCTGATAATTTGTCAATAGATAGAAGTTTAGTAAGTAAAATTATAAGTAAATATTTATAAGTTTCACACAATTCACTAAAAAAAGGGTGTATTATTATAATCAGAGAAAAAGAACAAAAATTCTTTAACCGGAAATGTCCTTCTGAAAGATAAGAAAATGCGTCTTGCCAAACAGGCAGGGCGTATTTTTTATGGAGAAAAAAATGAACGAGTATATTCAAGAAACAATTTATTGTCCGAAATGCCATAGAAAAGTAGGCACATATGATGGACGATCTACGATGAACAAAATATGCAAATGTAAAAAGTGTAACAAACGGGTTGTGTATCATGCAATCGGAGGAAAAACGGAAATTAAACCAATACCGTTAAGAAATTGTAGTAGCGGTATGACATTTGGAATGCAGAGGTAATTTGATGAATAAAGAGACACTACAAGACCTTGTAATGGGGAAATATGGAAGAAAAATTGCATATGTTGACGTTGAAGAGGTCGACCAGAATAATATTCTGAAAATTGTAGGCGAAACTCTTGGAACGTTTTATTTTAATAAACGGGTAGTAAAGTACCTTTGGAATTATGTACACGGAGATCAGCCGATTCTTTATCGTAAAAAGATTGTAAGAGACGATATAATAAACAAAATTGTCGAGAACCATGCGTATGAAGCTGTCCAATTTAAAGTAGGTCAGACATACGGAGAACCGCTACAATGTGTAAGCACAATAAAGGAAGATATAAGCGAATATGTTGACAGATATAATACATATCTAAGATTAGCACATAAGCACGCAAGAAACATTAAATGCGGTGAATGGCAATCAGCTGTTGGAACTGGATTTCTGGCGGTTCAGATTGTAAAAGACAAAAAATCAACCATTCCATTTAGAATTACAGTGCCAACTCCGATGAACACATACATTATATATTCTTCCTTGAACGATGAACCTATCGTTTCCGTACAGGAATTGAAAAACCTTGAAGGCGAATGGTATAAAGTATGCCACACAAAAACGCATCAATGCATTATTAAAGATGGAAAAGTGAGCGGATGGAGCGTACATGCGTTTGGGAATATTCCGATTGTAGAATACCCAAACAACCCAGAAAGAATATCTGACGTTGAATTGGTTATCAGTATTTTTGACGCAATCAATAATATGCAGTCAAATAGGATGGATGGCATAGAGCAATTTGTTCAGTCGTGGGTTAAATTTGTAAACTGCACAGTTGATTCGGAAACATTCAAACAAATGAAAATGGAAGGTGCATTGGTCGTAAAATCAAACAATGGTACGGATAATAAAGCCGATGTTGATATTATGACACAGGAGCTTAATCAATCCGAGTCTCAGGTAGCGAAACAGGATTTAATAGACAATTTCTTGCAGATTCTGGCTATTCCTAAGTTAGAGGGAAATACTGGTGGAGACACGCAGGGAGCTGTACAACTTAGGAATGGATGGGATATGGCAAAAACAAGAGGAAAGCTGAAAGACCCATTCGTTCAAGAGTCGGAACAAAGACTGAATGACGTGATTCTTAACATTATAAGAATTAAAAAGAATGATTGTCCGATTGATACAAGCCAGTTTGAAGTGGTAATAAATCACAGTCCTATGGATAATATGCTTGTAAAAGCACAGTTTCTTGATTATTTGCTGAAAGATGGAACACACCCTAAACTTGCATTTGAATTAAGCACTCTATTCCCTGATAGCGAGAAAGCATACACGTTATCAAAGCCATACCTTGATGTTTTGTACCGAACTGCGGAAGAAGTCGAAAGAGAACAGGTTCAAGATAGCAAAACTGGTAGTACGGAAGAAGAGTAGTGAAACATTGGAGGAATTGCATTAAGTATTGACTCTGATAGAAACCTTAAAGCAATGTATAACGATGGAAAGTAAGAGGTTATCAACGAAACAATATGAAATATGATTATACAGTTATACAAGATGGACAAATGATGGCTATGTAACCAGTGATTATATAGACTTAGACAATTATGATTATTTCAGATTTGTATCCGATTATGCATTTGATGCGTGTGGATATGTAACTTTTGATGATAATAGGAAGGTATTATCATATGTCAAAGACTCAAAAAACACGCTTAAAAGACTTGATATCGTACCTCAAGATATTTTTCCAACAGCAAAATATATAAGGTTTTGCGGTAGCACAAATAACTTGCATGTATATATTAAGAAGCAAACAACATTGATAACTAATGGATTGGAAGAAGCACTGGAAACAGGAAATGTTTTATACCATAAGAAAATTGCTTTTTGTGGTGATAGTTTTACCGAAGCCACTAATTTAGGTAAAACACTGTATGATAATTTCATTGGATGTTACAAATCATTCGGATGGAGAATTGCTAATAGAAATAAAATGAAATTATATCATGACGGCATTTCTGGTTCAACAATGCACGTTGTAAATAAGGAAAATCCAAACGATAGACATCCGTTTGCATACGAACGGTATAAAAATGTTCCCACAGATTGCGATTATATTATTTTACAATTCGGTTTAAATGAAAGTAATATTGCTAATGATGATACTACAAAAGGAACTAAAGATAGCACAGACACAACGACAATGTGGGGGGCATGGAATACAGTATTAGGATATCTTATAGAAAATCATCCGACAGCAAGAATAGGCATTATTATGTCAGATGCTTTGATGCCACAATCTTATTACACAACCCTAAAAGAAATTTGTGAATGGTGGGGAATCCCACTACTCGATTTAGGAGGTGACCCTAATGTGCCCGTAATGAATGGAGGCAGACGAGTTGGTAGTGGTTTGACCTTAAATCCTAAAGTTGCCGAATTAAGAAATGCTACTTTTTACAATGCGGATGGTGATGCACACCCGAATGATAAAGGACATGAATGGAGAAGCACTGTAATTGAAAATTGGATTAGAAGTTTATAATTCGCTAAAGAGGGCGTGATAGTCATGTCATTTGGATATGCTGTATCAAAAAAATGTAAAAAATGTGGAAGAGTTTTTAGTGTAAAAAAGGATACGCTTGAATTTGGTAATAAAAATTTTGATCATTGTCCATTTTGCGGATCAGACGGAATAACAATAAGTGAAAGCTCTATAGCACATTCAATGATGGAACAAAGACAAAAACTAGATAAGATGGAAGAACGAGAATTTTATTAAAGCGAAATTACTTTACAAAGGGAGATGATAAGAATGTCTTGGAAAAGTTATACTCTTATGAAATGTAAGAAATGCGGAAAAGTATATGAGGTAGAAAATAGTACGCTGATTATGAACATGAAAGGTTATGACAGGTGCCCAGTATGTCGTTCGGATGGAAAAGTAGTATCTAGTAAATCAGTGTTAGATGTAATGAATGAACAAAGTAAAAAATTAAAGAAACATAGGAAACGAGTGATTCTATAAAGAAAGCAAAAGGAGATAGACTATGGCACATTTATATGTAATAGCTGGTCATGGCGCCGGTGATTGCGGAGCAGTAGGATATGGATATACGGAGGCAGAGCGTGTACGTGCGCTCGCTTACAGATTATTAGCATTAGGCGGTGGAAATGTCACAGTCGCAGATATGAACCGGAACTGGTACGCAGACAATGGAATCATGAGCCTTAATATTCCGAGTGATTGGCAGATTTTGGAGTTACACATGGACAGCGCAGGAGCTTCGGCAAAGGGCGGTCATGTTATTATCAATTCCGCTTACAGCGCAGACCAGTATGACACGGCACTGGCAAGCTTTATCGGCTCGTTCTTCCCGGGGCGTGCAAAAAATATCGTTCCGAGAAGTGACCTCGCCAACCCGAACAGGGCTGCCGCAAGAGGATATAGCTATCGACTTCTGGAAAATGGCTTTATCACAAATCCCGGCGATCTGAATAAATTCAACGGTCAGATGGATGATCTGGCAAGAGGTATCCTTAATGCATTCGGCATCGCTACGGCATCTCCGGCAAAAGAGGATTCTGACGGTAAGGTAACATCTGGTGGAACATCTCAGGACTCCGTACAGCATTACGGTAAGGTATCCTATCAGTCACATATCCGTGACATCGGATGGGCGTGCTGGCAGTCTGATGGTCGTATGTCAGGAACGACAGGACAGAACCGGAGAATCGAAGCGTTCCGACTTATTCCTGTCGGAGAAACAGACGTAGTAGTGCACATCAAGGATGTAGGCGATAAGGAATACAAGAATATCTCCAAAGACACAATCCTTGGCACCACAGGTCAGAACAAACGTATCGAAGCAATCAAGATTACCGGCAAGGATACGCCATATATCTACAGAGTTCACCAGAAAAACATCGGATGGACGGATTGGACATTCAACGGAAACTGGGCGGGCACAAAAGGAAAAGGATTGCAAATTGAAGCGATTGAGATTATGGCTGCTAAATTCCTTGTCAATCCACACGTCCAGAACAGAGGCTGGTTAGGAGAGAGAGCTTGCGAGAATATCATTGGCATCACGGGTCACAATCTCAGACTGGAAGCCTTTAAAATCAATCCGCTGAACATCGAAATCAAGGCAAAAGCGCATATTGAAGGTATCGGCTGGAAAGATTATGGCATGGTCACAAAAGACACGGTAATCGGCACTACAGGGCAGAATAAGCGTATCGAGTGCTTATGCTTTGAAGGAGATTTTGAGTACCGAGTCCATGTGGAGAATTCCGGTTGGACAGACTGGACGAAAGCTGACGGCGTATCTACACTAGGTACAGTCGGACAGGAACTTAGAATTGAAGCTATTCAGTTTAAAAATTAAATTCAATAAATCAATCAGCCAAATTTTTGGAATCAGCCAAATTTTTTGGCTGATTTTTTTATACATAAAAAAGCATTCTCACGCGTTAGATGGGAAAAAGTATAAATCCAAGCTGATAGAACAGCGAAAACAAATGTAGATACGGAGGTAATAACTATGACAAGAGAAGAAGCAAAACAGAACTTAATCGCGTTAGGAATTGAGGAACCGACAGATGCCCAAGTTACGAATTACTTAAATCAGTTTCACAGTAACAGACCGGCTCCGGCACCGAACCCAAATCCAGCACCAAAGCCGGAACCTCAGCCACAGCCTAAACCGGAACCAGTTCCAAATCCACAGCCGAACCCGAATCCGTCACCACAGAACGATGACGAGATTGAGAAGCTTAGAAAACAGATTGATTCATTGCAGAAAGAGAATATCAAAAAAGACATTCGGGCATATGCAGCTGAAAAAGGTCTGACAGGCGAACAGGCAGATACGGTTCTTGCTGGATTTCAGGACAATCTGGAGATTGCAAAAGCAGCAATCGATTCAATGTCACAGATTATCGCCGAAAAAGAAACAAAGGCAGCGCAAGCCAAGGAACAGGAAATCGCAGATGGTTCCATTAATCCTGGTGGAAATGCCGGAAGAAAAAAAGATGAAGAAAAGCCGGAAGATGTAGCAAATGCGGAACAAATCGTATTTGGCAATAAGGCTAGTGATCAGGCAACAAGAGATTACTACCTGATGAAGTAAATTTGGAGGTAAAAAAATGGGAAAACCAATTGTAAGAGATTTTACGCAGAGTAAAGGTATTTTGAAGTTTTTTCCTTATGAAGGAGCAGCTTGCGTGGTAACACAGGCGAGCGTAACAGTAGCTGATGAAAACGGTATGAAAATTGCAAAGGCTGGCACACCGTATCCATCAAACGATGCGTCATGTCTTGGATATCTTCTTGAAGACGTTGACGTAACACAGGGAGATGCACCGGGAACATACGTATATCAAGGAACTATTGATTGGGAAAAAGTTAAATCACTTTCTCCACAGATTTCAGATGCAGCTAGAAAAGCAACACCAAGAGTTACGTTTTACGGTGCACCAGCAATTACAGAGTAATTAAGGAGGTATATTAGAGATGGCATTACCATTAGCGAAAGCGTTTACAGCAAGAAGTCTTGGAGTTATGTGGAATAACTACAAAGCATCACTTGCACTTCCACCGTATCTTGGAAGACAGAAATTCGGAACCACAAAACAGGATTCACTTGAAATCAGATACATTGTCGGTGAAAATTCACAGCCGGTAGCACTGAAAGCTTCAAATTTCGACGCACAGGCTCCGTTAAGAGATGTTGGAGGATTCCAGGACATTCAGAACGAGATGCCGTTCTACAGAGAGTCCTACATGGTCACAGAGAAAGAAGAACAGCAATATGCAAATTATGCTTCGGCTGAAAATTCTTCTCTTGCAAACCAAGTTCTCAGACAAATCAGTAAGAAACCAATGAATTTGATCCAGGGAGCTATGGTTGTACCTGAGAAACAGATTTGGGAACTTCTTGCGCCGGCAGACGGTGTACCGAAAGTTACCGTAAATATTGAAGGCAAAAAGTATGTGGTTGATTACACAACTGACAATGGAACAGTGCACAAAAAAGACCACTATATTGAAATTTCTGGAACATCTGACAAATGGGATGCACCGGAGACAGCAACACCGCTTGATGACCTTATCAAAACAAGACGTGATTTCGCCAAGAAAACAGGATATTCTCTGACAAGATTTTCGATGAACACTGAGACTTTTGAAATGCTTCTCAATGCGGAGGATACAAAGAAACAGGTTCTTGGAATTACAGCATACAACGGCGGTATCAGAGTAAGACAGGAAGATGTACTTGCGTACCTGAGAGGATACGGAATCGAAATCGAAGTTTACGACAAGATGTATGTTGACGAATCCGGAGTAACTCAGTACTTTATTCCGAAAAACATCATCTCTTGTCAATCAGCCGGAGTATACCTTGGTGATTATGTTTTCGGCAGAACACCAGAAGAGAGAAGTGGAAATCTTGCAAATGGAAACCTTTCTATCGTTGAAACAGGTATTGCTGTTTATACTTATGCTACAGAGCACCCGATCAATACACACTGCGTTGTGTCAATGATTGGCCTTCCGTCATTTGAGGGAATGAACAGCGTTGTTGTTATGAAAGTAGCGTAAGGCGGTGGTTGTATGATTGCAACAAATGTAATCAAAATCGATGGAAAATGGTATAAAGCTGGCGAAGTAATCCCGGAAAAAATTCCGGGAAAATCTTCGTTTGAATTTAATTATACCAAGACAGATATTAACAGAATGAGCGTACAAGACTTACGTTCGTTAGCGACTGGTCATGGTATGAGCAATGTTGATTCGATGACTGGCGGAGAATTAAAGGAATATTTTATTTCGAAATTCAACTTATAAAGGAGAACAGTTATGGCAGTGGCAGATTCAATCAGGGAAAAGGTAACTGAATATTTCAATGACATTCCAGAGCTGAAAGGTCAGGAGCCATCAAAACTCTTGATTGATTTTGTTATTGAAAAATATAAGCAACAAAGGAATTTTCCTAGCAATTTTACTGAAAATCAGATTGAAGATGATATTCAAAGACATATAAGTACTATTGCTATGGCAGTCGTTGATCTGAAAGCGAAAGAAGGAGCTGAGGGAGAATCATCTCACAGTGAAAATTCTACAAGCAGATCATACGAAAATGCTTATATATCCAGTTCGATATTTAATGACGTACTTCCGTATGTTCATTTTTTGTAGAAGATTGTGCGTGACCATTTTACTGATGTCAGCAATATGGTTGCAGGGGATTCGTCGGTTTGGTGGTGGGAGTGACGAAAAATAATCGAATACGGAGCAACAAAAGATGCGTGAAGTGATAACACAAACATATTTCATTGCCCTTCCTATTTTGCTTGGATACATGGTTTGGCTACTGCAAGAACAGAAAAAAAAGCAAACACGATACGTAAAGGAACGTGATGAGCGAATTGCAGAAGAACGAGCCATGAGGAAAGCTAACAGTAAGGGAACTATGCTTTTGCTTCGTGTACAGCTAATTGAGTGTCATAGCAAATACACGCAACTTGGTAATATACCTTCCTACGCATATGAAAACTTTTGCGAAATGTACAAAGCTTATCATGATTTAGGCGGGAATGGAATGATTACCAAGATGAAGCATGAGATTGATGAACTTCATATCAAAAAGAACGTAGATGGAGGCGAACAATAATGGATATTTCTACAATGGGAACGGTACTTGCTATCGTTGTGATTACTTATCTCGTAGGACTTGGCGCAAAACTCTGTCCTAAAATCAAGGATAATAGCATCCCAGTTATCGTTGGTATCGTAGGAGGAATTCTTGGAGTTGTTGGAATGTATGTAATTCCAGATTTTCCGGCAGAAGATGTTCTTAATGCAATCGCAGTAGGAATTGTATCTGGTCTTGCAAGTACTGGCGTAGATCAGGTTAGAAAGCAAGCAAAGAAGGTTGATACCGATGCGAACACTGGACAGAAATAAACAGAAAATGTTGTATTCTTTGCAGACTGGGCGAAACACGCCTATTTATGAAAAAGACGAGCAAGGAAACACTAAATACATTACCGTTGATGGAAAAGAAGTACCAGTGGAATCCGGCGAATACGAACCGGAATATACGGAACCGACAGAATTCATGGCAAACATAAATTCTACCTTGACTGAAGCTTTTATAAGAGTTTTTGGTGTAGAGGATTCAGCGGACAAAGCCACTATTGTTTGTTCAAAAGGGGCATTGCCATTTGCCGTAGGGACTCGTATTTGGCGAAAATCAGCCGTTAAATACAAAGACACGGCAAACAATTTAAACGTAGATGCCAACACGGCAGATTACGAGGTTATGGCTACTAATGATGAACCATTGAATGAGGATGCATTTCTGCTTAAGAAGATAAGCAAAGAGGTGTAAAGATGGGAAAGGTAATAAAAGCAAATTTGTCAGTAAAAAGCATTACAGATGCGATTGAACAGATTAGGAAGTATCAAGAAGAACTTGATTCGAAAGTGAAAGAGTTTACGAAACGTCTTGCAGAAGAAGGAGTACAGATTGCAAAAGCGAATGTTGTTGACCTTGATGCAGTATTTACGAGTGAACTTCTTGGAAGTATATCAAGTGAAGAAAGACCTTCTGGTAAAAATACATCTGTTTACGTTGTTAAGGCAGATTCAAACCATGCGATATATGTAGAAATCGGGACGGGTATGGTTGGTGCATCATCACCATATCCAGGGAAATTACCTGTCGTGTATGCGCAAGGAAAAAAATTTATTACGCTTAAGGAATCATTTGGAAAGTATCCAGCTGGTACATATGGATGGTTTTATTATAAAAACGGTCAATTTTTCTTTACCGAAGGTATGCCGTCAAGACCATTTATGTACAATACAGGAGTTGAATTGAGGGAGAAAATCGGAATCATTGCGAAGGAGGTGTTTGGAAATGGATAATTCATGGGTATTTGACTTAGAAACAAATCTGTTTTCTATTGTAAAAAATAAAGTACTCAATAAATTGAATAAGAAGTTTCCAACCATTCACTTTACATTGACTGATGAACCAAAAGATGCGACCACAAAATACCCAACTGTATACATGCACGAAATGTCAGGATCAGAAAAAGCAAGAACTACCGAGGGACATACAATCAACGGAATTCAATATTCAATGCAGATTGAAGTAACAACAAACAAATCCCAAAAAGAAGCCAAAGCGGTACTAAAAGAGATTGCATTTGTTTTTAAAGACATGGGGTTTGAAATACAATCATTTCCGGAAGCTAACAATGGTAGCGGAAATTACAGAAGCGTAATGAGAGTGAGACGCACTCTTGGAAATGATGACACACTATAGGAGAGCTGTAAGGCTCTTTTTTTTGTTGCCTAAAAAGGCAGAAAGGTAGGTATAAAACATGGCTTCAACCAGTTACAAAGCAAGAGTTATTGTAAAAGAAATCGCAGATGTAACAGATTTATCAAAAGTTGATTTTGCCGGAACATACAAATTACTCTGTAAAGCGAAGAGTATTCCGGCACCAGTATCAGCTCCGAACACTGTAGAATCTACAACTCTTGAGGACGATGCACAGACATTCGAAAAAGGTATTAAGACAACAGATTCGAAAGAATTTACCGGAAACCTTGAAAAAGAGTATCTGGATAATATTGGGACAATGGAAGACAAACGTGTATGCATATTCCATCTGTACGGAACAGACGGTATTGGTTCCGTGGCTAAATATGCTTACGTGGCACAGGTATCTGCTACACCTTCAGATGTTGGCGGAGTAGATGAAATTGTTGAAATGTCAGTAACTGCTATTCCAAACACAGTGGCTAAAAAAGTAACCGATGAATACACCATCGTAGATAATAACGACGGAACATTTACTGTATCAAAGGGGTAACACGTTCTGAGCAAGAAATGTCGGTGGACGCTCAGAACAGTTATTATTACACCGACGAAACGACAATTTAATCAACAAAACGGAACGGGGTGGTCTTCGGGCTGCCCCTTCCCTATAAAAGAAAGGGAAGGTAAGGATTTATGGATACATTTAAAATTAACGAAACTACATGCGTTGCAAAAGATTTTGGATTTAACACGGTATGTGATCTTGAAAAAAGAGGAGTAACTATGGATGACTATTCAGAAACTCCGATGTCATTTTTGAGAGCATATGTCGGAATTTGCATGGGAGTAAGCAATGAAGTGGCCGGAAAGGAATTTGAGCAGCATCTTATCAAAGGTGGCCAGTTTGATAAGGCATTTGAAGTTCTGAAGAAGAAAATGGAAGAATCTGATTTTTTTCGTGCTCTCCAACAGAATGCAGAAAAGGAAATTGCTCAGGTTCAGGAACAAACAGTGCCGGTTACACCAGTAGCACCGGTTCAGACGGCACCTGTGCAGACAATGTAAAAAAATACAAATCCCAAAGAGAATTTTTTGAAAACGAGTGGTTCCCGGCAGCAAGTGTGCTTGGAATCACTTGGAATGAGTTCTGGAATATGAATCCACATATCATAAAAGTCATTGCGAAAGCAGATAAGGAAAGAATTAAAAGGGAAGACTATATTAACTGGATATCAGGCCAATACACGTTTTCAGCAATAGTTACTGCGATAGACAATGTTCTAAAAGGTAAAGCTAAGTATATTGAAAAGCCTATTCTTTGGCAAATCATCGAAGATTCAGAACTGACTGAAGAAGAACGAGAGAGAAGAGATATGCTTGCGGAAATCAGGGCTATGGATAAGTGGATTGAAAATGACAGAAAACTTGGACTTCCGGAGACAAGCATGTAGTAGAGCAAAGAGGAGGTGAAGTTGTGGGTACAGAAGTTGATTCAATTGAGTTACAAATAGAAACATCTGCTAAACAAGCGAACCGTTCTCTTACCGGAATGCAAGACAGACTGAAAAAAATAGCCAGTACGCTTTCTGAAATTGGCTCATTAACTCCAAAATTAAACAATATTGGTGGAGTTGATATCAGTGGTCTTAAATCTTCTCAGAAATATCTCGACGGTATTGTAAACAAACAAAAGAAGCTTGGTTCTGCAACTACCAAGCTGAAAGTTGATACTTCCGAGATTAAAAAAGCAGACCAAGGCTTTAGCGCATTGATGAGAAAATACAAGGATTCTAAGCTTAGAATTAACTTTGAAGCTATGAACGAAAAACAGCTTAATCGTGCAATTTCTAAGCTTGAATCTGGCTTGAATAGGTATAAGCAAAATGTTTTCGACACTGCCGAACAGACAGGAAGTGCAATAAATCAGGGGAAAATGTGGGAAAAGAACATCAAAAGTATGTTCCAGTATAAAAACTCGTTGGCAGAAGCGATGAAAGCAAAAGAGGCTTTTAATACTGTAAAGCTTAACCCTGATTTAACTGTAACAAGAAATGGAGAAACACCGTATAGACTTTCTGATGGAGTGAAGGTACCAGAAGCAAATGAAGGGCTGTCTGAGAGTGCGGAAGTTTCAAGTGGATCTATTGAAAAAGAAGCAAGAAACTTGAACGAAATAAGTAGGCAAGCGGAAAAAGCATCGGCTTCGTTGAAAAAAGTTACAGATTCAAACAATACAGGTTTTTTCACAAAGTTTAAAAGCGGAATAAGTTCAGTTGCGGATTCAATACGTTCTTTTCCGTATAATCTTATGGAAAAACTTCGTTTGGACGATAGTTCATTAGGAGGTATGGAAAAGAAAGCTGTAGCGTTAAAAACAGCATTTCAAGCCATTTCTCCTGTTGCTGGAAAAGTATTTCAAACAATTTCGTTTGCTACTAAAAAAGCAGGAGCTGGAATGTGGAACTTTGCGAAAAGTGTAGCTTCAATAAAAAAATCACCACTAAAAATCTTAAAATCTCTTGCATCTTCCTTAAGGGGAGTGAAAGATGAATCTGGAAACGCAAGAATGTCGTTGTTAAAAATGATTGGTTCATCTATTCTCTTTTCAACTATCTTTGGTGTGATCAGTAATATCAAACAGGCCGTAAAAGAGGGTTCAGACAACCTTGTTCAGTACAGCTCTGAATACAATAATAGTATTTCCGGAATGGTTTCATCACTTCTATATTTGAAAAACGCTTGGGCTGTTGCGTTTGCCCCGATTGTTAATGCGGTTGGACCGTATATTTCGGCGTTTATTGATATGATGGCGAGGGCTTTAAATGCGGTTGGTCAGTTTATGGCAGCTCTTACAGGGAAAGGAACTGTTGTACAGGCAAAAAAAGCATGGAAAGATTACGGCAAAACTATTAGTGACACTGGATCAAGCGCAAAAAAAGCTGGAAGTGATGCAAAAAAAGCTGCAAAAGATTTTCAAACATATACCCTTGGAATTGATGAACTTAATATTCAACAAAAGACAACAGATTCAAATTCTGATTCTGATAGTGGTGGTGGAAGTGGTGGAAACTATACTGGACCATCTCCGTCAGAAATGTTTGAAACGACTTCGATTGACAAAGGAATATCTGACTTTGCAGAAAAAATCAGGGAAGCAATCGAAAATGCTGATTGGAAATCTTTAGGAACATTATTAGGAGAAAAAGTTAACCAGATAACGGATTCAGTTGATTGGTCTGGAATGGGGAAAAAAGTTGGTTTTGGACTTAACGGGTTTGTACAAACAATATACTACACTTTAAAGACGATTGATTTTGTTGGACTTGGTAATGATTTAGCAAACTTTATAAATTCCAGTCTGGAACAGATTGATTTTAATACCTATGGAAGATTGCTAGTAAGGAACATTACGGCCTTATTTGATTTTCTAATAGGTTTTTTGGGAAACTTAGACTGGAAATTGGTCACAAAAAGTATCAGTGACTATCTTATAGGGTCGTTTGAAGAAGCTCAAGAGTGGATTGTAGGAATAGATTGGTCTGAAATGGCGAAAGGGTTGTGGCAGAACTTAAAAGATGCTATTTCTGGCATTGACTTTGCCGGAATTGCAAGCAGTTTCTTTAGTCTTCTAGGCACTGCGTTGGGAGCAGCAGCTTCTTTTGTGTTCACGCTTATGTATGAAATCGGAAAAGACATCTGGAACGGTGGCCTTGATGGAATACTGTCGGCTATTAAAGGAATTGGAAGCTGGATAAAAAACAATATTTTTGATCCATTTATTAATGGCTTTAAAGATGTGTTTGGCATTCATTCCCCATCAACTGTAATGGCTGGAATGGGTGTTTATTTAATACAAGGACTGATAAACGGCGCAGCGTCCTTAATCGGAAATGTAGTTAAAAAATTCCAAGAAATCTATGGAAAGATTACCAGTATTTTTGAAAAGAATAAAATTACAAAATTTTTCAAAGACGGATTCCAGAGTGCTTATAATGCCGTAACAAGCATTTGGCAAGGAATAAGCAGTTTCTTCAAAGATATTGCAAACAAAATCATCTCTCCGATTGGTGATGCCGTGAATGGAATCATTAATGGCATTAACTGGGTTCTTGAGAAACTTAATTCCGGAACAAGATTGAAGAAATGGGACGTTCCTAAGTTTGCATCTGGTACAAACGGCGTAGGGAAAGACACAATCGGAATGGTAAATGACCAACCGGGTGGTACATACAAAGAAATGATTGTTCCTCCAAACGGGAAACCTTTTATTCCGAAAGGAAGAAATGTTGTAATTCCGCTTGAAAAGGGAACGAAAATCATGCCGGCAAACCAGACAGAGGCACTTATGGGCGGTATGGGTGTTACTCATTATGCGAATGGTATTGGAGACTTCTTTGGTGGCGTATGGGAAAAGGCAAAAGATATTGCTGGCACTGTTGCTGACTATGTTGAACATCCGGGCAAATTACTACAGATAGCATTAAATAAGTTTGTAGACATTTCAAATCTACTTTCTCCTGTATCGGATATTGCTGGTGGAATTGTAAAAACAATTTTTAAATCAGCAAAAGACTTTATTGCAAACATGTTTAGTAGTAGCGAGGTATCCGGAAACGTAGCTTATAACGTATCAGCCGGAGTGGAGCAATGGAGAGCACTTGCTAAAAAGGCTCTTAAGCTGACGAATCAGTATTCGGAAGCTAATTTGAATGCTCTTCTTATGCAAATGCAACATGAATCTGGCGGTAATCCGAATGCTATTAACTTGTGGGACAGCAACGCGAAAGCCGGAATCCCGTCAAAAGGGCTTATGCAGGTAATTGACCCTACATTCAGAAGCAATGCATTACCTGGATACAATACGAACATCTACGATCCACTGTCAAATATGATAGCTGCTATTAGATATACGGTTGGAAGATACGGAAGTCTTAATGCCGGATGGACAGCCAGAGGGTATAAAGGATATAAGTATGGTGTTGGTCGTATTGGACTGTCAGACATTCTCCCTAAGTATACTGGTGGAGGATTCCCGGAAGATGGAGTATTCATGGCAAATCATGAAGAAATGGTAGGAAAATTCTCCAACGGGCGTACAGCGGTAGCAAACAACAATCAGATTGTTGACGGAATTTCAAAAGGTGTATATGAAGCCATGATCAAAGCGCAGTCTGAGAACACAAGAGAAACGGACTTATTACAAGAACTTATCGAAGCTGTAAAACGCGGAAGTAGGATAGTCATTGACGGACGTGAACTTGTAAACGTTTATGATAAAAGAAAAAACAGAAACGGACATTCATTTACATAGTGTGGTGGCTTAATTGCTACCACACTATTTTTTTAGGAGGAATTTGAGATATGGCTATGTCGGCATTCTTAAATGTGAACGGATACGATTTTCCGGCTCCGAGAAGAGGGTTCTCGTGGACAATAACAACAACTGTAGATGGTGGAAGAAATGTCAATAACGCAGCTGTCGGACAAAGAGTTGGAAGGGATTTATACAAGCTTGACAATCTGGAATGGGTAGGCATATCTCCAGAAACAAGGCGTATGATGCTAAATGCTCTGAAACCGTTCTATGTACCTGTTACTTTTGAGGATATGGCGAATCCTGGAAAGATAATAACAGTAACAATGTACCCTGGAGACAGAAGCGGTCAACCTCTTTTTGTAAACGCATTAACACATATGGTTGAACAGGATCAAGTATTGAAATTCAACTTAATTGATGCCGGATGGGAGTGATAGTAGATGCAAAAGGCAAGTGACAAATATATAGAGTCTATGAAACTTCCATTCCGTAACAGGTCGTATATTCGTGGTTCGATTGGTATTATTAATTCAGAAGCGCAAAAGACAGCGAAGTTTAGTGATGATACAGAGTTCACCGCTTTTTCAAATGGAAATGATGTGTTCACAAAAAGAGCAGCAAAAGCAATCTACGCAACAGCGGAACAGGATTTTTCCAGAGTTGACGGAAGCATGTATTTTTGCCCTACTTTGAGCACAGCTAAATACATGGTGTCAGGTGTTGTAACTAAAGATATTAAACAAGCAGTCAAAATAACATTTGGCGGTGCCAGTTTTGATATTAGAGGACTTACGATTGACTTCGGAGATAATTACCCTACAAAGTTCAATATCACTTGTGGAAGCGTGAATAAGGACTATTCAAACACATCATCCACCTTTGTTACGGAAGATGTATTTGAAAATGTAAGCGAGATTACGATTACTCCAAAAACAATGGCATATGGTGAGAACAGATTGCGTATCTACGCGCTTTATTTTGGAGTTGTAAAATACTTCGATAACTCAAATACCTTGTCTTGCTCAATTACTGATGTTGTATCGCCTATTTCCGAAACACTTCCGAGCAGAGATGTGTCTCTTTCACTAGATAACCAAGATGATTACTTCGATGCGGAAAACATTAAAAGCGCAAGTGGATTCTTGAAAGTAGGGCAAGAGTTAAAAATCGAGTTTGGATATGACATTGACGGAAACGGTAATATTGAATGGCTTCCGGAGATAGTATCTTATCTGGATTCATGGAATTCAAATGACATATCTGTTGAATTTAAAGCCACGGACTATATCAGTTCACAGTCTAATAAATACTACCGTGGAGTATATGTAAAGAATGGCATTTCTCTTTACGAGCTTGCTGTAGATGTTTTGGAAGATGCCGGAATCAGTAATGATAGATATGTTTTGGATGACTACTTAAAGAACGTTAAGGTCAAAAACCCAATTCCGGTTGTAAGGCACACGGAAGCATTGCAGATCATTGCAAATGCCGGAAGATGTGCTATTTTTGAGGACAGGAAAGGAAAAATAAACATCGCCCCGGCGTTTATTCCAAAGAAATCAATCTCGACAAATGGAGAGACTAGCTACAGTAAATCTTACAACATTCTGACAAATGATAAGAAAGATGCATATGCGATCGCCAGTTATAATTTTTCGAGTGTTGATGGCACGTTGCTGTTTTTAGACCCGAATGATGTTAAAAATACAGGGTACATAAGTAGGGAAGTTTCTACGGGAGATAATAAATTCATTCTCGGGAACCCAATTATTACTTTTACTTCGGAAGCAGAGTTTCGTGCATACAATCTTTATATGCAATTTAGAGGTATATCTCCGGAACAGTTCGTGATAAGAACATATCTAAAGGGTAAGTTGCAAGAAACCATCACAAAGGACCTTTTCGAAGAGAAAACAAGGGTTTATGGAAAACTTAAAACTACTATGTTTAAAAAACTAGACCCTAGTACTGGTAAGTTTTTATCAACTAATGTTTCGCTAGCTGGCACATATTATGCTCCGAATTACATTGAAATAACAGATGATGTTATATCCATTCGCTTTCAAAATGATGGAACTAGTTATTTCAATTTTTGCATATATGATGCTGATAAAAACCGGCTGGAAGGAGCTGGTGGAGTAGAGAATACACTTTTTACTCCGACAGAGAAAAGTAAGTATTTTGCGATTTCCTACTGGGTAGATAGTGGAAGGTCTGACTATCCGAAAATTACGGAGACATACAAGGCGCCTTTCAGTGGTGGTTCGTACAAACTGGAAAAAGACTTCGGTTACATTGATAAAGCAGAAATCGAATTTACGAAAGGTGCAAAAAATGCGAGAGTTGCTGTTGATTATCTTATGATTGGCGGCCCGGCAAACTACACAATTCGCAGAAATGATTTGAACGATTATCCGGAGTGTACGCTTGAAAATAGGGCGCACAAAGTCGCTCTTGTGAAAACTGTTTACTCCGAAACATCCGAAGAAAGTAATGAAATCGTGAGCGAAAACGTTACGGTTACAGAAAACAATCAAGTCCACGAGATATGTTTCAGCAATGCATCTTACGGTCTTAGCGTGGCAACAAACAACACGGCGATTAAGGCTGAAATTGTGGAGTGGGGAAACTTTTACGTGAAAGTAAAATTCACTGGTGTTACCGCAAGTGCAGACGTGACGGTAACGGTTTCTGGAAAAGAATACGTTGTAACGCAAAAAACAGATATGGCAAATACGAGCGAAAAATATCAAGAATGGGAAAACCCTTTAATCAGTGAAGATTCTCCAGAATTGGAAAAATGGATTGAGGACTATTATTCAAGTGTGATTGATTACTCTTTGGAATGGCGTGGAGACCCTAGAGTTGATGCAAATGACGCGTTTTATCTTGAAAAGAAAAACGGAAGAACAGCACTTATTCAGGTTTACGAAAACGAGATTGAGTTTAACGGAAGATTCAGTGGAAAAATTAAAGCAAGGCAGGTGGATATGTAATGGCATGGAGTACACCAAAAACAAATTGGAATCTTTATTCAAAATTTAATATTGAGGACTTCAACAGAATCAAAAACAATATTGCGTATTTACATGAAATTGCTGTGGCTACGCTTGGAGGATTCGATATCGAAGACATGGGTTCTGATATGGACAATTATGCTAGCTATTGGAATGTAGATCATTTTAATGCGATTGAACATAATTTACTTTCGATTGCGAATAAAGTTTCCACAAAAGACTATGGACCATATCAGACATTCTACGCAAATGGTATTTTCATCGGGTATCAAGAACTGAACAGGATAGAAAAAGCCTGTGCGGAATTAAAGACAATGATTGAAGATCAGGCGAATATGGTACGTAGAATTCCATTCAAACTTGGAAGATATAAGGAGGAGAGGTTCTAATGGCTTCAAAAGCAACTTTAAAAACAAGCTACAAAAACGATGCATACTCTGGAAACCGAAAATTCAAAATGACGAACAATAGTGACGGAACAGTTTCCTTTGAAGACGTTACTCCGTACACACAGACTGGTGATAATTTTGGCGCAGCTGAACTTAATTCATTCGCTAAAGCTATCAACGAAAGTGCAGATAAGAACGACTTAATGAATGATTTGGCTGGCATAAATTCGAATCAAGGCGTAAGTAAATTTGTTGGAGCACTTGCTATAAAAGCACTTATGTCAAAACTTAGTCTTCTGTTTGCTGAATCAGACACGGTCGGTGGCGTAACGTGGACAACGTCACATGTAACCAATTTCGAAGAAGGCATTAACTATGCTTTTATTGTTACTGTATATGCGAATTTAGATTCTAATAGTAGCAAACAGGAGATAACTTGCAAACTTAATGACGTTATCATTGGACAGGACGGAAATAACAATAAAATATCGTCTGTTTTTATGGGATTGTGCAGTTATGGTGATACAATCGCTGTTTCCAGTTATAAAGATTCTGGTTCATGGACAAATTTTAAGTCAAGAGTATTATTTTTTCCAATTTCCGTTATGGGGTAAAAAATTATGAAAAAGAAAACAAGAAAAAGAATTTTAGCTTTAGTGTGTGTACTTGCGTTATCAATCACGAGCGTAACGCCTGTTATGGCTTGCACGCCACCACTTAAACCACCGTCTGTCGAAATCCCAGATATTACTTTTCAGCCAGATGACGCTCTGAAAGAAGCCATCAACAACGCTGCAAAAAACTGGATTGAGAAATGCATCCTCGGTACTCCGACAGTGGAGTATGCATCGTATTACAAAAGTGCATCAAGGTATTTTAATTATGCTTATGTGGCAGTCAAGTGGACGGAAGTTGAAAATGCAACGTCCTACAAAGTGCGTATCACAAAAGCTGACGGAACATGGAAAGAATACGATACGACCTATACAGCATTTTACTCTACCAATTACACAGATGATTTTATTGCAGATGGTATGGACGGAGCTACAGTAAGTGTCAAAGCTTACGGCGATAACGATACATTCGGCTGTTGGTCAGACGATGTTGCAGTAACAAAATACGGCTTTTAAATGAAAAAATCCCAGTCCGGCAAACGGGCTGGGTATATTATCTTCGCAATACAGCGATCACGATTCCGAATACTATCCAATTCTTTACGTCGGAATAATTTCTTGTATCAATTTCTATGATATCCCCGTATCCGTTTATAGGTTTCATTTTTCACGTTCCTCCTTGTCTCATTCGTCTTATATAACATTTTCCAGACTGTTTATTGATAAGAATGCATGTATCACCGTCTCTTGGTGGTTTCTTTGATACACAAATAATATCGCCTTTTACATAAACAGGGGTTAAATGATTTGAATTTATCCTTATTCCACAGTGCAATTTTTTTCCATATTTCTTAATATATTCAGGGCAGTATATTCGCTGTTCATTTGAACTATCAAGTATCATGCCATCTTTCATGTCACCAGTAAGCACCAGAACATCTAGCATATTATCCGATTCTTTTTCATCAGCTTTCATTTCAAGTTCAAAATTAATTTTTTCACTAATATAAGCTTTTTGACGTTCAGTTAATAGCCTGTATTTTTTCAATATTTCCAATTCCATACTATCCAATTCCAGTAATTCAAACAAAAATCTACCAGTAAGACTGTATATCTTTGGCACGAGTGTAATGTCTACAGAGCTTGTCCGACGAGAGATTATGTTTTTGTACGTTGAAGACGAAATGTTTAAAAGCTTGGCGAATTCTTGTTGTGAATATCCCAACTTAATTCGTTCAATTTCGATATTTTTCGCAAAATTATCTAATAAATCAAGATTTGTCATACAATTGCTCCCTGTCTTTGGTTAGAATATTGACCTTAATTATTAAATTAAATAAAATCAAGTTGCTAAAATTAGATAAGTAAATGCACCACCTTTATAGTATTATTGAATAAAGAAATTTTATAACAGTATTAAAAACTTGTCAATACTTAACAAAGGAGGAATTTTCGTGACGGTAAAAGAAATCAATCAGAAAAGCAACGACAGATGGAGAAAAATGTACTTATCAGAAATCAAGAGGATGTTATTAAAAGTTAACGATGTAAAAACGATGCACTTCATTTATGTAATAATAAAAGATGCGCTTGAAGATTTAGATGGTTGAGAAACAGAACGTGTGTTATGCAATTTAAACCATCACAGCATTGGGACTGGAGGAATTCATTTGGATGAAGTAAAGTGGTACCAGGAAAAAATAATGGAAATAGTGCGAGGAAAAACTAGCATTACATGGCTAAGATTAGTATACATATATGTAAAAGGATTAAAGAAATAAATAAAAAGACAAGGGTTTGCGCACTGCCCTTGTCTTTTTTCTTACTTCCCATCAGAAATAGAATCAATTAATTTTTCTAAAGCATTCCAACCAGCATCATCTAAATTTGATAAAGCTGATATTAATCGATGCTTAAAATTCTTATCATCTAAACTCTGAATGTCTGAAAGCATTTCTGAAATTTTTTCATCTTTCGTAATTGGTAAAAGCATTTCACCGTTTCCGGTTCTCAACCAAAATTCACTTATATGGAAAACTTGGCAGATCAAAGCAATAGCTGCGTCACTCGGAATACTTCTTCCCATTTCGTAAGTTGCTACTGTATTTCTTTTTACTTTAATTTTATCAGCAAATTCTTGTTGAGTAAGATTGTAATTCTTTCTAATTTCTTTTATTCTTTCGTTCAATTTTTCACACCTCCTTTCATGTAAATTAATATAGCACAAAATGTTGAAAAAATCAACAAATAATTATTGACAAAAGTTTATAACCGACATATAATAGTTTTATAATCAACAAGGAGGTGAAAAAAATGTATGAAATTTTAAAAGAGTTGAGAGAAATAAAGAATCTGCTCCGTAAAATTGCGGAAAATACAGAGCAGATTCATTGTATCACTTTGGAAAACGAAAATAAAACTTCTAAAAAAAAGAAATTTAATTTTCGTTAATCCATTCATGATATGAACGTAAAATTTTCATAAATTGATTCAGAGTTCTTTCTTCTACAGCGTGGAATAGTTCACTTCTGTCAGCACTTTTAGAAATGTCGTACATTCGTGGCTCTATATTGAGTGGAACATTTGAAATTGCTGATTGTATGCTCTCTGATTCATTAATAAATTTTACAAATTCATCAAAAGATTTCATAAGATTCACCTCCCTATAAGTTTTATAGGGACATTATAACACAGAAAGGAGGATATCACATGAGCGAGAAAGAAAAAGCTATTGTTGAAAAAATCAAGAAAGCTATTCCTAAAATGTCAGAATTTGACAAAGGATACTTTTTGGGGAAAGTTGAAAACCTTGCTGATGAAGGAAAAAGCAAGGAGGAAGACAAAAGTAGAGAAGAGACCAAAGTATAAGAAAGGAGTGGAAAGATGGCTAAGGTAAAGAACAAAAAATCTGGAAAAGAAATTAAAAGATTCTTGTTAACAGACAAATATGGAAATTCAAGAATTGCCGTGAAAGATGAGAATGACAGGTACTTAAAATTAGAATATTTTATTGAGCATATTGGCTTTGACATCATTGAAGAATATGCAGATGTAGTAAATGGCGATAAGAAAATTAACGAAACTAACTTGGAACTTTCAGTTAAAGTTCTTACCGCCCTTTCATCCGCTTTGAAAGCAGTAACAAGGAGGTGACAAAAATGAAACATGGAGTCCAAAAAATCGAAATCAAGCCTAGAAAAGAAGGAGAAGCAATATCGAATGTGCACTTGTTTATTAACGGAACAGAAATACGCAACATAAGAAAGCTTGAGTTTAAAACAGAGCCTAATTCAGTTCCGACATTAACCGTAGACTTAAATGCATTTGATATTTCGATTGACTCAAAATGTTTGATGTATCAGGAAGGAGTTGGAGCTATTAATTTCATTGAGCCTGTATAAGAAGAAATATAATGTGGAGAAAAAATACACCCAGATGATACAAATGACCATCTGGGAGAAAAAATTAGATTTTACTTCCGATACAAATGTTATTGGAAGCAAGGACAGAGCAAACATATTGATTGCATTTGTTGCCGCTACGCTTATATTTGCAATCATACGTTCCATAGTATTTTTCTGAAGATTCATTAGTATCAGAAGAAATGATATTAATAGAAATCGAATAATCAGAAGATTGTTGCTTGCAGTATCCACGTATTATTTTTCTTTCTATAGTATTCATAAGATTCACCTCCCTATAAGTTTTATAGGGACATTATATCACAGAAAGGAGTAGCACAAGTGAACACGTTAAATATTATACCAGTGTGGATTATAAATACACTTTTTTGCATTATGTCATATTGGCATGGAAAAAGTGAATACGGCTGGGGGATTGTAGGATTGCTAATGAATATTATGTTGGGATTTGTCTTCGCTTTTCTTGCAGTAAAAATGCCAATATTTCTGTAACCCCATTTATCAGATGTATGAATTATATTACAGCAGAAAGGAGACAAGATGAACGAATTACAACAAACCACAAGTTTTCTCACACCAATAGAAATTGAACTCGGTGTAGATGAAAACGGAATGACCACGGCAAGAAAACTTTATAGTTTCTTAGAACTGAGAAAAGCTGATTTTGCCAGATGGGCGAAAACGAATATTACAGAGAATGAATTTGCAACAGAAAATGAGGACTATTGGCGACTCTTCATTGATGCGGAGACGCCGACAGGAGGTAAAATTCAACGAGAAGACTTCCGATTGACCGCCCACTTTGCAAAGAAACTTTCCGTAAAAGGAAACGGAGAGAAAGCGGAACAGGCGAGAGAATATTTTGCGACAGTCGAGGAACGTGTGAAGCAGAAAGCAATCGACTTGACACAGCTTTCACCGGAATTACAAATGTTCAATAAAATTTTCCAGTCAGTAGCGGAACAGCAGTTGGAACAGAAACGGCAAGCCGAGAAAATTGCGGAAGTTGAGAACAGAGTAGATTCCATAAGAGAAGTAGTTTCGCTGAATACAACTTCATGGAGAGATGATACAGGAAAGATTTTGAAGAAAATCGGATTATCACTTGGTGGTGGTCAGTCTTACAGCCAGGTAAGAAACGAAAGCTACGAATTACTTCAGAAACGATTCGGAGTAAACCTTGGACAGCGATTGACGAACAAGAGAAGAAGGATGGCTGACGAAGGAGTAAGCAAATCAAAGAGAGACAAGCTATCTTATGTTGACATCATTGCAGACGATAAAAAGTTAATCGAGGGATATACAGCTATTGTGAAAGAAATGGCTATCCATTACGGAGTTGCTTAACAAAAAAGCTCCACACAACAAGGTGCAGAGCCTATTGTCAAGTACCTGGATATACTTACTTTTAACATTATAGCACAGAAAGGAGAAAAATGAAACAGCCAAAAAAACCGGTTAGGTGGCAAAAGGAATGTATGACGTCGTACAACTTAAATTGCAAGGATTGGTCAGTTGTCAGCGAGTCGGAAAGTTATCTGAAAATTATCAACAAAAAAAGTGGAAAACTGAAATTTCTTGATAAGTACAGGAGAAAAAGCTATGCGATATAGAGAATATCTCAGGCTGTTGAAAAGAGCCGAACGAATACAGGAAGTTGATGAAAGCCTTGGTGGTATCGCAGCTGCTATAGTACCAATCTTGATGGCTACATTGATGTGTGCAATGTATTTCGCGTTCGGCTACAGATAGGAAGTGAATAATATGAGGACATCCAAATTTGACAGAATAATTGAGGAATTGGAGTCGCTCGAAAGAGTGGATGAAAAATTCGAGTACAACAAATCGCAAGCTATCTCTTACTTGAAAAATTGTGCTGACAGGTTGGACGAGCTTGGAATAAAGACAGTTAAAACGAAAGGTGATTCTAATGGAAATACCTAATTACGATAACTGGAAAACTAGATTACCAGATGAACAGGAACCGTCTGATTATTGTGATATATGCGGAGAACCTGTTTATGAAGGAGAATACATAACAGACATATTGGGCGAAAAATGGTGCGACGAATGTCTGAATGAAAGGTTAAGGAGAATGCTATGAATTTAGAAGGAATTAACGTAACACTTCCTATTAAATTGCTTTTCAAAATCATGGAGAAAGCAAATGAGACAAATATTATAAGAAAGCAGATGAAAACATATCTGGATAATGAAAGTTTTCCAGATAGAGAAATAGTTGCGCTGATCTGCGGAGTTGATGTGGAGGAGAAGAAATAATGCAGACAGGAATAGTAATGCCACAGAGTGAATACAGAGCGCATCCTGGTTTGTCATCTACTGATATCAAGAGAATGGCGCAGAGTATGGCTCATTACAAATATTTTCATGACAATCCAGAAAATAAGGATACTCCGGCTCTACAGTTTGGACGAGCATACCACAAGTATTGTTTAGAACCATATGATTTCTACAACGAATTTGCGGTAGCTCCAAATGTAAACAGGCGTACAAAAGCAGGTAAAGAAGAATGGGAAGAATTTGTTGAGGAAAACAAAGGAAAAGAAGTTATTTCCGAAGAGATGTACGAAACAATAGATGCGATGAGAAATGCTTTGTATGCCACTCCATTTGCAAAAAAACTTATATACGGAGAGCACGAAAAAAGTTTTTTTTGGACTGACGAAGAAAGTGGTTTCGAGTGCAAGTGCAGACCTGATAGCTTTGGAAAAGTAGGAGGGCAACCGATATGCGTTGACCTAAAGACTTGCCAGTGCGCAGAAACAGAGAAGTTTATGAGAGATGCCATAAAGCTAGGATATGATATACAAGCGTCACATTACTGTGCTGGTCTTAAAGCAAATACCGGACTTGATTTTGAATTTGTATTCATAGCGCAAGAAAAAAATCCACCGTATTGCGTGAATATTTTACAAGCAGATGAATTTTTTATGAGATCGGGCAACGAGGTGAGGGCTTCTCTTCTTGAGACATATAAGGAGTGTTTAGAAAAGAACGATTTTCCTGCGTACATGGGATTTAAGGATGATATTAAAATAAGCAGTCTTGGACTCCCGGAATGGATGAAGAAAGCTTATGGATATGATGAAGAAAGCGAGGAAGAATAAATGGAAGACAAAAAACAGACAGAAGTTGCTGTACAGGAAGAAAAGAAGCCTGTTGAACACAAAAACAACAACAAGGTTACTGATTATAGCCTTGGAATCTTCGGAACGTCCGACAACTTTATTATGGCAACGCAAATGGCAAAGGCACTTTCTTCGAGTACGATTGTTCCACAAACTTTTCAGCGGAATGATGCAAACTGTCTGATTGCTATATCACAGGCGCAAAAATTCAACATTGACCCGCTAATGGTAATGCAGAATTTGTATGTAATACAAGGAAAACCGACATGGAAAAGTAGCTTTTTAATTGCAATGATTAACAATTCTGGAAAATATGACATGGAATTGCAATTCGAGGAAGCTGAAAAAGGTGGAAAACCGTATTCTTGTAAGTGCTGGACAACCAAAGACGGAAGAAGAGTTGACGGGATCACCGTAACAATGGATATGGCAGATGCAGAGGGTTGGACTAAAAAGAATGGTACAAAGTGGAAAACATTACCGCAGCTCATGCTCAGATACAGAGCAACGTCTTTCTTTGCAAATCTTAACTGCCCTGAGATTACAAGTGGTCTGTACACAAAAGAAGAAATGCTTGATAACGATTTTTATACAAATAAGACATCTAACAAAAAGAATTTGAACGATGTACTCAAAGAAGACAACGAAGTAGATGCAGTTGATACTGCTGCTGAAATTACAGACATTGAGGATGGTGAGAAATAGTGGAATATCACGTAACCGTAAAAGGGTTTAAGAGTGGTTTAAACGAACTTTTGTCAGGTAAGGTGTACGATCACAGGACGAAGAAGTACCGGAATATCATAAAAAATAGAAACGATGCCTTGTGCATGAAGTTTATCAACCTTAGCAACCTAAAAGGTAAAAGAATCGAAAAACCGATTATCATTCATTACCGGTTTTATGTAGAAAACAAGATGCACGATCGTATGAATACTGCATCAGCGTTCATCAAATCATTTGAAGATGCACTACAGAAGTGCAGAATTATCTGTAATGACGGGTATGACGACGTTCTTACTCCGACTTTATACTTCGAGGTTGACAGGCAAAACCCTAGGGTAGAGGTAACTGTAGAGGTAGTAGAAGATGAATAAATACGATGATTCATACATTGGAAAAAGATTCGGTCATCTTACTGTAGAAAGAGTATATAAAAAGCGTTTTCCGGCAACAGGGAAAAAACAATCGATGTTTTTATGCAAATGCGATTGTGGAAGAATAAAAGAGGAAATCGCTTCTCTTGTTGCAAACGGATACACGGTAAGTTGCGGATGCAATTTGAAAGTAAAGAAAAAAAGGAATCCGCAAAAAGATTCAAGACCGGAATTATGTTGTCATCCAAACTGCTTTAATTGTCCTTATCCCGATTGCCGGTGGAACGGATTTCTTTCAAGCGACAAGAAATATGATATAAGAACGATATACATGAAGGGGGCGAGGGCTGTTGGCTAAAAAAAGAATGTTCAACATGAATATTGTAGATTCTGATGCGTTTCTTGACATGCCATTGTCTACTCAATGCTTATATTTTCATCTAAACATGAGAGCGGACGACGATGGATTTGTTGGGAATCCAAAGAGAATTGTGAGGTTGATAGGATGCAGCGACGATGATTTGAAGCTTCTGATAGCGAAAAGATTCGTTTTGTGTTTTGAAGATGGAGTGATCGTAATTAAACATTGGAGAATGCACAATTGCATTCAATCTGACAGGTATACACCAACGGTATATCAGGAAGAAAAAGATATGCTCATAACTAAGCCAAACAAGTCATATACGTTCGCAGAAAATAACATCAACCAAGAATGTATACAAAATGTTTCCACAGATATAGATAAAGGTAAAGATATAGACATAGATTTAGGAAAAAATAATAAATATATCGGAGAAAATGATTCCAAAATATCGGATGCACGTCGATGTTTGGACGCTTGGAATACACTATCACAGCACGGAATAAAACCCGTCTCCAGAATGTCTAGTAATTCCACTAGGTTTAAATGTTTGGTTGCCAGAATAAGCGAATACGGCGTTGACAATGTAATTAAAGCAATCGAAAAGGTTGCGCAAAGTGATTTTTTACAAGGCAAAACAAATACAAATGCTGGATGGTTCAATTTTGACTGGTTTGTTAAGCCAAATAATTTCCCAAAGGTACTCGATGGAAATTACGATAACAAACCTAATACTTCCGGTGCAAGTATGAAAATTCCGAACGATAACACTCAGTCTGGACAGTTTGGACATATTGTAGAAGATTTGATTGGTGGTGGTCTTATTGAATAGCCTTGAAGTAAAAAAATTGTTTGCAATTATGATGGCTACATATCCTAATTTTAAGCTTGTTGATGTAGATTTCGCTGCAAACACATGGGCGAACATCTTATCTGATTGCACATACGATCAAGCATCTTTGGCACTAAAAGCATACATTCGGTCGGATTCTTCTGGATTTGCACCTTCTCCGGGACAACTGATTGAAAAGATGCAAAATTTTGTTTCCGAAAAAGAATTAAATGAAATTGAAGCGTGGTCATTAGTAAATAGAGCCATAAAAAATAGCGGGTACAACTCTGTGGAAGAGTTTGAAAAACTTCCTGGAACAGTAAAAAGGGCAGTCGGAAGTCCAGAACAGTTAAGGGCGTGGGCTTTGGACTGTAGCTACAACGAATCGGTTGTTTCTTCTCAATTTATGCGGACATACAGAATAGAGTCTGAAAGAAAAATTGAATTAAAAAAACTTCCATCATACATGAACGATATTATAAAGGCTGTTAATGAAAATGCTTGCTCCGGATTAATGGGAGAAAATAATAATAAATTATTGTCTGCAAAGATAAACAAATCCGACAACAGTGAACAAAAAAATGAGTTAACAGTTGATTATGAGGGTATGATTAAAGATTTGAAAGGAGAACTTCTTGATGACGAATAGTTTACTCGCTTTCCAGATGTTTCATAACGGAATTGGAGCATCTGAGATTGCGAAAAAAATAAATGTGTCTAAATCAACAGTATATAAATACATTGATTTGGAAATGGACAGGTTTAACGAGAGAGATATTCCTAATAGTGGTCAGCCTAGAAAATACAACAAAAAAGATTTGGAATTTAGCGTCAGGTCTGGCGCAACAATGGAACAGATGGCAAAAAAATATAACGTGTCAAAGAAAACAATAAAAAGATGGTTAAAAGATTGTGGAATTTGTTTTCAAGACAAATCGAAAACTAAAGGAATCAATTCTGATAGACATTTGTGCCGTACTTGTATGTACAGGATGACTCAGTCAGAACTAATAAATGCGGGTTTAAGGTGTGATTACATATGCGCAACAGGGCATTCAAGAGGATGCAGCGCAAGTGATTGCGATAAATACGTTTTTGAAAAAAACAAAAAGAGAAAAACAAAGGAGGGATAGCCATGAAATATAAGGTTGGCGATAAAGTAAGAATCAGGGAAGATTTAGTGACGGGCGGGAATTACGGCGGATGCGTTGCTGTAGACGATATGACAGATATGTGTGGAAGCGTTGTAACAATCGAAAGAGTTGGTGAAGTACACGGTTATTACATCAAAGAAGATCCGGACGAATACTGTTGGACAGACGAAATGTTTGAACCAGTAGAGGAAGAACTGACAGCAGAAGAAGCAATTAAAATTCAAGCATTCAAGATGACAATGAAAAGGATTCTGGAAGAATACTGCAAAGAGCATGATGGAAAATTCTTTACGGTGTACGAAGAAATCTGTCGGGTAAAGGAGTAGAAAGATGGATGGAGTAAAAGGTTATAAGGTATTCAATCTTGACTGGACATGTAGTCCGAATGGAAATACAAAGCAGTACACGTGCCCAGGGAAATTCGAGGAAGATATAACACCGGTAAGATGTGGACGCGGGATGCACTTTTGTAGAAAAGCATCAGACTGTTTTAATTACTATAATTTCGATTCGAAAAATAAAGTAGCAGAAGTTATAGCATACGGAGACATTGTAGAAGAGGACGATAAGTGTTGTACAAATAAGTTAGAGATCGTAAGAGAGATTCCGTGGCAGGAGCTTTTGACTATAGTAAACACTGGAAAAGATTGCACAGGACTCTGCAACACCGGGAACAGGAACACCGGGAACTGCAACACCGGGAACAGGAACACCGGGGACTGCAACACCGGGAACAGGAACACCGGGAACTGCAACACCGGGAACAGGAACACC